GATGCATTCGTAACGCTGTTGGTGACACGATCAAAATGGAGCTAATGTCAATCCTAAAAGGAGAGTACATTAATCCACATGTGTCCATTTGGTATTACCAGCTTGATGACATTAAAGAAGTTGGTAACCCATCAATGTGGTTAAAAGCCAATCCTAATCTTGGAAAGACTGTAACCTACGAAACGTATCAGCTCGACGTTGATAGAGCAGAAAAAGCTCCAGCAGCTAGAAACGATATCTTAGCTAAAAGATTTGGTATACCTACAGAAGGCTATACCTATTTCTTTACTTACGAGGAAACACTTCCACATTCTCGTCAGGAGTATTGGCAAATGCCTTGCGCTCTAGGTGCAGACTTGTCTCAAGGAAACGACTTCTGTGCTTTTACGTTTCTTTTCCCCTTATCTAATGGTTGTTTCGGTGTTAAAGCTAGAAGTTATATTTCGACTCTTACGTTTAACAAATTACCAAGCGCCATGCGTACAAAGTATGAAGAATTCATGCGAGAAGGAAGCCTAATCGTTTTAGAAGGTGCTGTTCTTGACATGGATGACGTTTATGACGACCTTAGCGAATACATAGATACGAGAACGTTGTATGACGTTCGCTGTCTTGGATATGACCCTTACAACGCCAAAGAGTTCGTAGAACGATGGGCTAGAGACAATGGCCCCTTTGGTATAGAGAAAGTTAGACAGGGCGTGATTACAGAATCGGTTCCTCTTGGTGAACTTAAAAAGTTATCCGAAGAACGAATGCTGTTGTTTGATGAATCGATAATGATGTTTACCATGGGTAACGCGATGGTAATAAAAGATACAAATGGAGGAATGAAACTAATGAAGATGAAATTTGAAGCCAAGATCGATAACGTTTCCGCGCTTATGGATGCTTGGGTTGCCTATAAAGCTTACAAGGAGGCGTTCGAGTGACTAGATGAGTTATGAATCATATTTAGCCCATCATGGCGTTCTCGGTATGAAATGGGGTGTTCGTAGGTACCAAAATGCAGACGGTACCCTTACTGAAGCTGGTAAGAAACGGGTTTCAAAGAAGTATAGTCACCTTATGAAACGAGCGGTTCAGAATGTAAACGCTAATAGTAGTCACTTATACGTAGAGGGCTACAATAGAGCCGTCGATAAGATGAATAAAGGTGGAATAAAAAAGTATAACGAGGAATACGATAAAAAACTCGGAGACAAAGCCGAAGGCCATGATTATTTTAACGATAAAGAGTACAACGAAGGGTATGAAAAAATGTTTAATAGTGTTCTTTCAGAAAGTGTTTATCAAGTAATGAAAGAACACCTTGCCAGTGATAGGAACGTAAAAAAAGCAATACAACTAGTAGATAAGTACAGTATGTATTCTTTTGACGACGATATCAAATCAAACATGGACCTGATTAACGATGTTAAAAGAATTATGAACGGAGGCAAGGAGTAATGTCATACAATTCATATTTAGCCCATCATGGCGTTCTCGGTATGAAATGGGGTGTTCGTAGGTACCGTAACTACGACGGCTCATATACTAAGAAGGGTCTAGAAAAGTACCACAAATTCGAAGGTCAGTACCAGAAAGCAAAGGGCGATTACAAACAATCTAAATCCGATTTCAAAGCCGGCAAGAATACTAAGGCTGACGTTAGGGCAGCAAAAACTACTATGAGAGAAGCCAAGCACAAGCTTAGTAGGAGTTACGATCAGGTTAAGAAAGATTATGCTGGTGATAAGGGAAAAGAGCTCTACCGACGTGGAAAAACAATAACTGGTAACGACGCTAAGTTTCGGACAGCCAAAATAGTAGCCGCTGGAACAGCCATAGCTTATAAGTATTTGAAAGACTCTGGTAACGAAAAGGGTGCTACTATAGCCGCTTATGTTGGTCTTGGCATGGAAGCTGTTAACGCGGCTATGTGGGTTAATAATTCAGTCCAAGCAAATTATTTGCGTGCATATTATGGTCATAGTAGACCAAAAGATTTACAGTGAGAGGAGACTAACATGTCTTACGAATCATATTTAGCGCATCACGGTATCAAAGGAATGCGCTGGGGTGTTCGTAGGTTTCAGAATTATGATGGAAGTTTAAAGTCAGATGGAAAGAAGCGATATTTAGATAATTTCGTTTCTAAGCGAAGAGAACGTTCTGAACAACATAAACAACGTTTAATAGACGCGTATGTTTCGCAGGGCATGAGCAAAGAGCGAGCGACTAAAGAAGTCAATACGCAACTCAAGATACGAAGAGCTTTAATTATTGCTGGTGCCGTTGGCGTAAGCGTTGCAGTTGGATCTTACGCAGCTAATAAATATCGCGGTGAAGTTGATAGAATCTTATTAAAAGGGACTACGATATCCAGAATTGAAAACAGTGAAACAAGTTATTTGTTTAGTACATTTTATGCTTCGTCTAATAAATATGATACAGCGTTATATACTGGAAAACTAGGAATAACTCGTAGGAATCAGGCAGGTTCTGCTTATAAAATGAACATAGGTTTAAATAAAAATGTTAAGGTTGCTGGTAATAGAACAGCAAGAAAGACGTTCGAAAATTTGTACAAGCAAGACAAAGAATTTAAATCTTATGTAGATTCTAAATTTGGAGGAACCAACAAACCGTTATGGCGTATGTATGATTCTTTTAATGGCGACATTGTTAACTCGCATCAATCAACAGAACTTGATTCCGGACGACAATTCGCAAAATTTAAAGATGCATTACAAGACAAAGGCTATGGTGGTTTAATAGACAGAAACGACATAAAATATTCAGGCTATAAAGCTCATTCGCCTGTTATTTTGTTTAATACAGGAAAAGAATACACAACAAAGACTGTCAAAAAGCTTAGCAATAAAGATATTGACAAAGCGCTTAAACAACGACGATACGCCGACAACATACAACGTGGTTCAGAATTCTGTGGAAAATACGTAGGCGGTTTCAGTCTTCTTATTGGTGGTTCTATGTTATCTGCCGAGTATTCGACAATACATAAATCGAAAAACGAGCAAAAAGTAAAATCCACAACAGCCGAAAAAACAAAGAAAAAACGAGGTTATTAACGATGTCATACGATTCATATTTATCTCATCATGGTGTTCTCGGCATGAAATGGGGTATACGTCGTTTTCAGAACCAGGATGGTACCCTTACCGAAGCTGGTAAATCTAGATATAGTGGAGACTCTAAAGTGAGTGGACTGTCATCTGAACGAAAACAGCAATTGGCAAAGGGCGCTAAATTGGCTGCTGGTTTTGCTGTTGGTGTTGCCGCTGGATACGCAATATCTAAAAGCAATCCTGCAGTTTTAAACAAATTAATCTCTAATGGTTCGAAATTCGTTGCAAACCATAAGGGTGATGTCGTGTCAGGATTGAAGACAGCGGGTAAAGCAGTAGGCGATAGAGCAAAGAAAGCAGCTGTTAAAGCTGGAAACGCCGCGATTGATGGCGCTATGTTGTCTGTTGGAACCATAGCTATATCTAAGTTAACCAAAAAATTTGAAGCCAAAGAAGGCGATAGTGAACAACAGAAAATTGCTAAAAAAGTTGCTCTTGATTCTAGCGTCGCAGCTGTTAATAGCTTTACAAAGGCATCTAAATCTGGTGGAAATTCTAACAACAAGGGTAACCAACTTGGAAAAGATGAAGGAGCTAGAATAAGTTCTATAGTAGGAGCTCCCAAGAAAGAACCTGTTGATAGAAGTGGTAGCGCATATCAATCGCTTTTTAAAGATTCTTCAGGAAACAACAGAAGCTCTGACGAAAGATCGATTATTAAATCAATGGCTTCTGCCGGTTATAGCATAGACCAGATTCAGCAATATTTAGACACACTTGAGCATTCTGGAGTAAACATGTATACATATAGCACATTCTATCCAGATGAACTTTATCATCATGGAATAAAAGGTATGAAATGGGGTGTACGTCGTTTTCAGAATCCAGACGGAAGTCTAAAGCACCCAAAACTTGGTTTTAACAGCGATCCGGAAAGAGCTGCTCTTAGAAAAGAGTATAAAGCTGCTAAGAAAGATTATAAAAAGACAGACAAAGAATATCAGAAACTTAAAGGTAAAGTAAGTTTCGGTATGTCTGGTATGATAAACCCAACTGCTACATTAGGATCAAGAGCTCTTTCTTATTATTCGATGCGCGGTGCTCAGAAAAAAATAAATTCTAAGCAGCTCGATAAGGCTGTTAAAGAAAAGAAAGCCAGATATGTTGACGCCGCTGCTAAATACCGTGGAGTTAGTAAAAAACAAATAGAAAAACGTATGACGCAAGCCGAGATCGCAAAAGGCGTGTCTAAGCTTCTTCTTGGTGTTGGCATGATTTATGTTAGTGCTAACCCTAAGGCGTCAGCTGCTGTTGGCCGTGGTACAGCTAAGGTGTTAGCTAAAGGCATACGAACCGGAGCCAAAGTTACTAGAAAAGTTATGGACGTATGGGCCGATTACAAATACAATCACGATCCTAGTATAGTAGACGCTCCAAGCTATCAGGTAATGGGAGAAGTTAGAAATATTGCAGGATATTTGAGAGGTTAAAGAAATGTCATACGATTCATATTTAGCCCATCATGGCGTTCTCGGTATGAAATGGGGTATACGTCGGTATCAGAATCCAGATGGAAGTTTAAAAAATCCTAAAAAGCGGTCCATATCGAGTCGCATTTATGAACATCATCAATGGCGAAAAAACGCTTCACGACTGCGAGACGAACGAGAAGCACGAGTTAGGTATCACGTTTCTACTAGGCATACAAGGCCATCAAACTCTTATAAAACATCGTTCCAAATGGCTAACGAAGATATAGCTAAAAAATATGGAGACAAAGCTATAAAAGACATCGATAAATTAGAGCGAGAAGATGGTGCCATAATTGTAAGCGCTTGTTTAGCTGGTATGGGAACTGTCGGCGTATTGGCAGCCTTGAATTGGAAGTAGGAGGTAATAAATGGGTTTCTTTAACAGACTAGCTCATGGCCTGTCTAACGGATGGAATGCATTTATGGGTAGAGACCCGACAAACCTTGGGCGAGGTAGTTATTATCCTCCAGACAGAGCACATTATTCTAGAACTGAGAGAACAATAATAACATCTGTTTATACTCGTATTGCTATAGACGCTGCTTCAGTCAGCATGAGGCACGTTATAACAGACGAAGAAGGACGATATTTATACACTAAAAATTCTGGTTTGAATGAATGCTTAAACGTTGAAGCTAATATCGATCAAGCTGGTCGAGAATTTAAGCAATCTTTATTCATGAATCTACTTGACGAAGGTGTTATTGGCGCTTTGCCAGTGGAAGCTATTAATGGCGACATAAAAACAATGAGGGTTGCTAAAATTGTAGAATGGTTTCCAAAACATGTAAAGGTTAACGTCTACAACGAAGACACTGGTCAGAAAGTAGATTTAATAGTTCCTAAAAGGCGTATAGCAATAATTTCTAATCCGTTTTATGCGGTTATGAATGAACCGAATTCTACTGCTCAGCGATTGAATAGAAAGTTAGCAATGCTAGACCAGATCGATGAACAGAACAGCTCAGGCAAATTCAACCTTATAATTCAATTACCTTATCTTGTCAAAAGTGAGGCTAGACAGAAACAAGCTGAGAAAAGGCGCGCTGATATAGAAGCACAGTTAACTCAATCTAGATACGGCATAGCTTATACCGATGGTACCGAAAAAGTAACGCAGTTAAACCGAGCTATAGAAAACAATCTTCTTGAACAGATAAAATACTACAAGGAGGAGTTATTCAACGAACTCGGCATGACTATGGCTATATTTGACGGTACAGCTGACGACCAGACTAGATTGAATTACTATAACAGCACTGTTGAGCCGATACTTGCTGCCGCTAGAGACGCCTTTATAAGAACGTTTCTTAGCAAAACAGCCAGAACACAAGGTCAGTCTGTTATGTTCTTTAGAGACCAGTTTGGACTTGTTCCATTGGATAAGTATGCGGAAATAGCAGCATCTATGAAACAATCCGAACTAATGTCTACTAATGAACTTAGACAAAGAATTGGTTTGCCGCCAGATGTCGATCCAAAATCCGATCAATTGGCGAATCCGAACATAAATCCGATTGATTCTTATCCGGAAGAAGAAGGACAAGCCGAAGCAGAGGAACCGACAGACTATAGCGAATACGAAGAGGAACCAGAATATTAATAGGAGAATCAAAATGGCTAATAAAGTTAGTAAAACCAATTGCGACTTTTCCGGTTGGGCTACTAGATACGACATTAAATGCGCTGACGGTAGAACAATTAAACCAGGGGCATTCGCTGACTGCGATGGGGAAGAAGTAACTTTGGTTTATGGTCATAGCCATGACAATCTTAAAAACGTTCTTGGACATGGTTTGCTCGAAGCAAAACCTGAAGGCGTTAGATTGTATGGCTTATTTAACAAAACAGATAGTGGACAACGAGCCAAAGAATTAGTTGCAAATGGAGATATTAAATCGCTTAGCATATACGCAAATAACCTTAGACAGCGTGCTGGCGATGTTCTTCATGGCGTTATAAGAGAGGTTAGTCTTGTACTGTCACCGGCCAACAAAGGTGCATACATTGACTATCCGGTAATTCAGCATGGAGACGATGATGACGTTGTTGAATGTTATATTTACATGGATGACGTTATTGACGTTCCAGATTCACATTTAGAGCACAGCGCATATTCAAATAATAAAGGAGAAAAAGAAATGGCTGAAAACAAAGAACAGCAGGCTTCCGGCGGAGAAAAGACAGTACAGGATGTATTTAACGAGCTTACCGAAGAACAGAAGAAAGTGGTATACTTCCTCATCGGTAAAGCAGTAGAAGAAGCCAAGGGTGGCGGTTCTGACGACGATGAGGATGACGGCAAAGTAGAGCACGGTTATTATGGAGGAGAAGACGATATGTATTACAATGCTTTCGAGCAGGATGGTGTTATTGGTGGTGGCGACGTTCTTTCTCATGATGCATTTATGACGCTTCAGAACGATTGCATGAACGACGCGAGAAAGTTCGGATCTCTTAAGGACGCTGTAATCGAGCACGCTGCCGAGTACGGTATTGAGAACATTGATTACCTTTTCCCGGACGCTAAGGCTCTTTCTGAGAAGCCTGAATTCATTGGTCGTAGAAAAGAGTGGGTTTCCAAGATCATCGGTAATACACACAAAACCCCGTTTGCTAGAATCAAGACACAGTATGCAGACATTACGGCGGATGAAGCAAGAGCTAAAGGTTACATCAAGGGTAACCGTAAGAAGGAAGAAGTGTTCAAGCTGCTTAAGCGTGTCACCGATTCTACAACTATTTACAAGAAACAGAAGATCGATCGTCAGGATGCAATCAAAATGACCTTCGATCATGCGGCTTGGATGAAGGAAGAGATGAAGGTCATGCTCGAAGAGGAGTCTGCTAGAGCTATTCTTGTTGGTGATGGTCGTAACGAGTCTGATGAAGACAAGATCAACGAACTTTGCATTCGTCCGATCGTTTCTGATGATGATCTTTATACGATTAAGTACACCGTTACTGTAGCAAATAATGAGACAGAGGAGAATGCTGTTATCGATGCCGCTATCAAGGCTCAGGACGATTATCAGGGATCTGGTAGCATTACCATGTTTATGGATACAACGATGGTTACAAAGCTGCTGCTTGTTAAAGACGCTATGGGTCACAGACTGTACAAGAGCCTTCAGGAACTCGCTACAGCTATGTCCGTTGACGAAGTTGTTAAGATGCCGAAGGGTATTATTCCGAGCAACATTTATGGAATCGGCGTTGATCTTGCTGATTACAACGTGGGTACAGATGCCGGCGGCGAAGTTAACTGGTTCGACAATTTCGATATTGATTTCAACCAGTATAAGTATCTTGCAGAGACAATGTTCTCTGGTGCACTGGTTAAGCCGTATAGTGCATTTGTTCTTAAGAAGAACGTTTAAGGAGTGATAGGATGAGATGGTTTGGTAACGTTGGTTATGCTATAACAAGAGAAACAGTTCCTGGGGTCTACAAGCCACAAGTCGTTAGTCGTCAATATTCTGGTGATGCTATTGAACTTAGTTCAAGATGGCAGAATTCTCAGAACCAAAACGACAACCTAACATTGGACGTTAAAATTAGTATAATAGCTGACCCATTTGCTTATGAAAATTTTGCTCACATTGTCTACGTTGAGTACATGAATTCAAAATGGAAAGTGACAAGCGCCAAACCAAACTATCCTCGAATAGAGTTGACTGTTGGGGGTGTATATAATGAAAAGCAGACTTGAACTACACAATATCCTTAAAATATGTTTGGGTAGCGATAGAGTATATTTTTCACCCCCAGAGTCTGTAGAATTGAAATATCCTTGTATAGTATACCATAGAGACGGAGTTAACACTGTTTATGCCGATAATAAAGCATACAATGTATCCGTCTCTTATTCTATAACGGTCATATCTAATGAACCTGATATACATGATTTATCATCGGATATTCCAATTATTACTAGTCACGTTCATGAAGCTTTAATGGCACTACCGTACATTAGTTATGATAGACATTACGTAGCTGATGGATTGGACCATGACGTTTACAAAATCATTTTTTAAAGGAGAAAACATATGTCTAAACTTGTTTGGGACAAAATTGGTGAACGGTTTTATGAGACTGGCGTTGACCATTGCGTATTATTTCCAGAAGCAGCAAACGGTACTACGGAGAAAGGTGTAGCATGGAATGGCATTACCGGTATTACCGAAAAGCCTTCCGGTGCAGAATCAAACCCTGTATATGCCGACAACATTAAGTACCTTGATCTTAGATCAGCAGAAGAGTACGGCGTTGGTATCGAAGCCCTTGCATATCCTGAAGAATTTAAGCCGTGCATCGGTCTTAAGTCTATTGTTCCAGGTGTCGTTGTTGGACAGCAGAGCAGAAAGAGATTCGGTCTTGTCTGGAGATCTAGAGTAGGAAACGACACTCTTGGCGACGATTACGGTTATAAACTTCACATGGCTTGGCATTGTGGTGCTGGCACTGCTGAAATTGCGTACAAAACTGTAAACAACAATCCGGAGACTCAGACGTTCTCTTGGGATTGCACATGCAATACGGAAGATCCAGATACAGAAGATGGCGAGCTTAAAGCTACAGCGTCAATCTGCCTCGACGAGACTACCATGGATGACGACGCAAAAGCAGTTCTTAAACAGCTTGAAAATACGCTGTTTGGTACAGATGATGCAGAACCGACCATGCCTACTATTCAGCAAGTAGTGGCTATGTTCGCTGCCCTTGTTTCTACAGGCGGTTGATGATAACAAAGCATATATAGGAGGTTTACTATGCTTACAAAAACAATTACATACGAAAATTTTAACGGCGAATCAGTAACAAAGACATTGTTCTTGCACATCAAAGCAACGACTCTTGCTCGCATGGAACTCGGACACGAATCTAATGGACATACGTTTCCTGAACTTATTCAGAAACTTATCGACGAAACTGAGTATGAGAAGCTTTATGACGTTGTGGAAGAGCTTGTTATCATGGCTTATGGCGAGAAGTCTGAAGATGGAGAGTCTTTTATTCAGACGGATGAGATGAGAGAAAAATTCAAGAACTCTGCTGTGTTTGAAGCCCTTATGACAGAGATTCTAATGGACGGTAGTGAAAACGCAATTGACTTTATCCGGGCTCTAGTTCCTAAATCGCTCCTTGATAAAGCTAACGCGATTGCCGAATCTGGTTTAGTAGAGGCGTAATATGCCATTGCCTATAGTGGTTAAGCCGTTCGAGCTATTCGATGAGCAGTCTAACAAATTTGTTAAGGTGGACAAACCAACAAAACTATTGTTAGAGTGCTCGTTGATAGCGATTTCAAAATGGGAATCAAAATGGCACAAACCTTACTTGGTAGAAGGTAGAAAAACGTATCAAGAAAGTATAAGCTTTGTTGAGTGTATGACATTGACAAACAATGTTGACCCCATTATATACAGAGGTCTCACCAAAGAAAACATGGACGAGATACAAAAGTATATAGACGACCCAATGACAGCTACCGTTATTACGCCGAGTAAACCTAAACGTAGAGATTCGTCATTCATAACGTCAGAAGTCATCTATTACGCCATGCTAAATCACGGCATACCGTTTGAGTGTCAAAAGTGGCATATACGACGGCTATTAACGCTGATTGACGTATGTAACGAATACAGAACGCCAAAAGAAAAGCGTTCGCAAGCCGATATTCTTGCCGATATGGAACGCATGAATAACGAGAGGAAACGCAAATGGGGAACACGAGGTTAAACTATGCCCATAAGCATCACAACGAAAGGCGATTTTAGATCGACAATCGATTGGTTAACAAAAATTGTACACAGCAACTATAAAAGCAAGTTCGATGAATACGGTAGAATGGGGGTGGAGGCTTTAAGAGCAGCCACTCCTGTTAATACCGGAAAAACTGCTGATTCGTGGACGTATGAAGTAAAATCTTCCCCAGGAAGCACGACAATCGAATGGAAAAACACTAACGTGAACAATCACGTCAACATAGCCTTAATTATACAGTACGGACACGGTACTGGATGGGGCGGTTATGTTCCACCGAACGACTACATAAACCCAGCCTTAAAGCCCGTCTACGACGCCATAGAAAGAGATTTTGCGGAGGTCTTTAAATGAGTTCTACTATAGATCAAAAAGTTGTTGAGATGAAATTTAACAACCAGGATTTCGAAACTGGTGCTAAACAGACCCTCTCGACTATAGAAAAACTTAAGGCAGCATTTAATTTTGGCGGAGTAACAAAAGGGCTTGACGCAGTAAAGACCGCAGCAAATGGAATTTCTTTCACAGGACTTCAAAATGGAGCTGAAATAGTGTCTGCCAGAATGTCCGCATTGGGTGTTATGGGCGTTACGGCTTTAGTTAACATAGCCAATCAAGCCATTAATACCGGCAAAAGTATAGTCAATGCTCTAGCAATAAAACCCGTTACCACTGGCTTGTCAGAATACGAAACGAAGCTCAACGCTATTCAGACAATCCTTGCAAATACAAAAGACAAAGGTACAACTCTTGAAGATGTAAACAAAACATTAAACGATTTGAATCATTATGCTGACAAGACCATTTATAATTTCCAGCAGATGACTTCGTCTATTGGACAGTTTACAACAGCTGGTGTTGATTTGGAAACGTCAGCGTCATCAATTAAGGGTATAGCGAACTTAGCGGCTTTTGTTGGTGCTCCTGCTCAGGATGCTAGTAGAGCGATGTTTCAGTTATCCCAAGCCTTATCAACCGGAAAAGTAAGACTTACAGACTGGATGTCTTTGGAGCATACGGCTGGTATGGGAGGAAAAGCTTTCCAGGATGCTCTCATAAGAACGGCTAGAGTATTAAAAGACTCAAATGTTAACGTAGACGATGCTATAAAGAAAAACGGTAATTTTAGAGATTCTCTTAAAGAAAACTGGTTAACCACTAAAGTTCTTACAGAGACGCTTAAACAGTTTGCTGGAGAAGTTGATGACGCAACTTTAAAATCACAGGGCTTTACTGACGAACAAATAAAGCAAATTCAAGAAACGGCTAAGCTTGCTGAAGAGAATGCGACAGTTGTAAAAACATTTTCTCAGCTTAAAGATACGTTGGGAGAAGCAGCTCAGTCAGGATGGGCTGAAACATGGGAAATCATATTTGGCGATCTAGATGAAGCTAGAGCTCTTTGGACTGGCGTAAACAATGTAATAAGCGGCATAATTGATAATAGCGCTAGAGCCAGAAATGAAATGCTAAAAGTATGGAAAGATAATGGTGGACGAGACGCTATTATTGATTCCATAAAGAATCTCTGGCAATACGCAACAGATATTGTTGGTCCTGTGCAAGAAGTATTTAGAAACATATTTCCGCCAATAACTGGCGAACGATTGGCTGAGATATCTAAGAAGTTTCTTGAATTTACGAAAACGCTTGAATTTACGGAAGCCAAAGCTCTTCCATTACAGTCGATAGCAGCATCTATATTTAAAACGATACGGAATGGACTCAACTTTGTTATTAGCGGTTTTAACGTAGCAAAAACAATAGTCGGAACCGGACTCGATGCCTTTAATCATATTTTTCCAACAGATGGAATCATTAAAAGAGTAAAAGACTTCGGTAGAGCAATTAGTCAGCTAAAACCAACGTTTTCTATTTCCGAGACTACAACCAGAAAATTGCATTATATATTTAGGGGTTTCTTTTCAGTTATAGACATCGGTGTTCAGACGATAAAAGCTTTGTATAGTGTTGCTCAGCCTTTAATCTCTAAGTTTTTACAACCGTTTAAAGGTCTTTCAGATGCGCTTCCGAAAACAGGGCAATCCGTATTAGATTATTTCTATAATCTTTCCATATCTGTTACTAGATTGGCGTCTAATTGGAAAAAGAACGATACTATAAGAACGACCATTCAAGGTTGGTACGACACTGCAAAAGCAAAGTTACAGCCGATAATAAACATATTTGTAAGTGTAAAAAATGCAATAGAATCCGTTTTTAAATCAATCACTGGTTTATCATTCGGAGAAGCGTTTACTACAATATTTGATTCTATACGTTCTGCTTTTGATAACATCGTTTCTTTCATAAGTGGTTTAGCTAGTGGAAAGAAAATCGATTTTAGTGCGATTTGGCAAAACATTACAGAGGCGGTTGGACCGTTAGGAAGTGTTTTAAATGTATTAAAAAGTTTCGTCAAGAGTCTTGGTGATATATTTGTATCAGGGGCGCCTCTTCTTAGTAAAATAATAGAGGGAGCTGGAACTCTTCTAAGCGGTATTCTTACGGCTTTATCAGACGCTTTTGGCTCTGTTAAATTTACAAGTATGGTGAACCTAATAAATGGTGGTTTACTTTTAGGCGTTACTGGTGGTTTGAAGAAATTCGTTGGTTCTCTTAACGAAATAATCGGCATGTTTAAAGGCGACGGAGATGGCGGTATATTCGAAAAAATCTTCGGCGGAAAGCTTGGAGACATGTTTGGTGATACTTTCAAACCGATTCAAGACACGCTATACAACATGCAAACAAAACTCAAAGCCGACTCGTTAAAACAAATAGCTATAGCAATCGGTTTATTAACTGCTTCTATATGGGTTCTTTCTGGAATAGACCCTGATCAGTTAGGAGCTTCTTTAACAGCCGCAGCAGTAGGTCTTGGTGAATTAGTTGGCGCTTTGTATATAATTAACAAGTATATCGGAGGCTCAAAAGCTAACGATATGAAAAAGCTAGCAACAAACATGATTCTTGTAGCCGCGGCTGTTGCTATATTGTCAATAGGCATAAAGAATCTAGCTGGATTAAGTTGGGAAGAATTGGGCGTTGGTTTAGCTGGTGTGTTCGGCGCATTGGTTATGCTTGGCGGTTTTCTTACAGCTACAGACTTTTCACAAATAGGAATCAAAATGGGCATTGGTTTGGTGCTCATTGCTGTTGCTATTAATAAAATTAGTGAAGCTGTTATAAGTCTTTCTGCACTTTCGTTTGATCAGATTTCTCAAGGTATTCTGGGTCTATTCGGAACACTAACATTGTTCGGTGCATTTCTAACGTTTACAGACTTTTCTGGTATTGGTATACGGACTGGAATAGGTCTTATAGCCATAGCTGTTGCTATTGGTATGCTTGCAAAAGCTGTTAATACATTTGGAAATATGGACTTTGGCGTAATGGTCCAAGGTCTTATCGGTCTAGGTGGGGCTTTGCTTGGGCTTGGTATATTCACAACCATGGTCAGCGGGTCTACAAATCTTATCAGCATTGGCATAGGTTTAATAGCCGTTGCAGCTGCTATGACTATTCTTTCTGGTGCTATACAAACCATGGGACAGATGGACCAATCACAAATGGTTCAAGGCTTAATAGGTTTGGGAGCATCGTTGCTATCTTTAGCTATAGCTCTTAATTTTATGCCGAAAGACACATTAGCCTTGGGCGTTGGTCTTTTGATGGTTGGTGCTGGAATTAAAATGGTCGCATCAGCAGTGGCTACTATGGGTTCTATGGATACCGGTCAATTAGTTCAGGGTGTTGTTGCGTTAGGAGCTTCTCTCGTTGGGTTAGCTCTCGGTCTAAATCTTATGACTGGAGCTCTTCCTGGGGCGGCGGCTCTATTGATTGCGTCGGCAGCGTTGCTTATGCTTGGTCCAGCTCTTCTAATGTTCAAAGCGGTTGGCAATAACTGCGTTCCCATATTTACAGCTTTGGCTGGCGCGTTTATCGTGCTTGCAGCTGGTGCCGCTATTATAGCTCCAGCGTTAATTCCTTTAGCCGGTTTTGCTGCTGTTCTACTAGGATTATCTGTTGCTGGTGCCGCTTGTGGTGCCGCGCTTATAGTTCTTGGTATTGGTTTATCAGCTGTTGGTGCCGGTATTGCTGGGTTGGTAGCTGGTCTTGTTAGTGCTATACAGGGCGTTGCTGATTTAGGATACAATCTGTTACAGGGAATAGCCAGCATATTTGTAAATGGATGGAACGAATTGGCGCCAGTGTTACAGTCGTTCTGTGACGCTTTTATCAATTTCTTTAAGAACATATTTGGCATTCATTCACCGTCAACAGTAATGGCTGACATGGGTGGTCAGCTTATAGCAGGTCTTGGTCAGGGTATAACCAATGCTGTTGGAACCGCTTTAAATGCTATATCAGGTATAGGAACCGCTATAATCGAAGGTATCGTTGGCTTTGGAGAGCAATTCATATCATCCGGTCAAAGTCTAATAGAAAATTTAGGCAGTGGTATTACTTCAAAGATATCAGAAGCTAAAGGCAAGATGGGAGAGATCGGCGAAGGTATTGTAACCAAGATAAACGGATTTAAATCTAGGTTGATGAGCGCCGGTAGATCTGTAATTGGTGGTTTTGTATCCGGTATGGGAGAAAAACTATCAGCTGTTAGAGAAAAAGCAACAAGTCTTGCTAATTCTGCTCTATCTGCTATTAAAGGAATTAGTTTCCATGGGGCAGGTGAAGATGCTGGTCAGGGTTTTATTAATGGTCTTGGTAGCAAGATAGGCGGAGTTGTGAGTAAGGCTGCCGAACTTGCAAGAAGCGCTCTGAACGCAGTTACTAATACGATTAAATCAGGTTCTCCCTCTAAAGAGACTAGAAAGTATGGTCAATGGTTTGGTCAGGGCTTCATTATTGGCATTGGCGAGTACGTTCATGCTGCTGGTTCTGCAAGCGAAGAAATGGCATCTAACGCCCTTAACGTTGTTGAGGATTTAGTTGGAAGAACGGAAGAAGCTGTAGATGACGTATTCGATTTCGATCCAACGATAACCCCTGTGCTGAACTTAGACACGCTCAAAGAACAGGCGGGATCGATTTCTAGATTATTCAATCGAACAACTGCCAATCTTGGAATTTCGACGCCAGAAGATAGAAATACAAATCAAAATGGAGCAACTTCTGTTCCGGTTGTAAATAATAGCACAACATTCGTGCAAAACATAACGTCACCGAGGGCCCTTCGCTCTCGTGATATTTATAGAAACACTAAGAATCTTATAGCTTTACAAAAGGGGGCTAGAGCATAATGCTTAAATCTGTAAAAGTTATTAATCACATTGGTGAAAGCATTACGTTGGATCTTAAAAACCCCGAAAAATCCGGTTTTTACGTGGTCGGGATCGATGGTCTCGGCCCGCCAAAAGCCGATTTATTTATGGATGAATTAACGTCAAGCGACGGCAGTGTGTTCAATTCTGCTAGAGTTGATAGTCGAAACATCGTTCTTAAGTTGATATATTCTGAAAAAGATGTAGAGGGTCTTAGACACGAATCATATAGATTCTTTCCTCTGAAAAAGAACATCACGCTTCAGTTCGTAAGCGACAAAAGAACAGTAAAAATTAACGGATATGTTGAGTCGAACGAGATTGCTATTTTTAGTAAAATGGAAGGCTCGGTCATCTCTGTGGTGTGTCCTAACCCATGGTTTATTGACGGAAGTTATTCTAACACATCACAACATTTCTCCACTGTTGAATCTCTATTTGAATTCCAGTATGTTGAGGATTCTGGAGAAGTTGAAGACCAAGTTGCTTTTGGCGAGTGGGAAATCAGACCATATGGCGGACAACCTGTAAACGATCGTTATATTGAATTTTCAAAGGTTGAAGACATCAATTCTGGCGTTATTAAATATTACGGAGACGTTGATGTTGGTATAACTATTAAAATTAATATTGGCGGTAATCCAGGAAACATAACCATAACTCATAAACAAACAGGAGATGTTATGCGCTTATCATCGTCCATTATAAGCAGAATCGTTGGCAGTAATCTTCAAAATGGCGATCAAATAGTTATATCTACAGTCACAGGAAGTAAATCAGCACGGTTGCTTAGAGCAGGCGCATATAAAAATATATTAGCCTCAATTGATAAAACGTCTAATTGGTTCAAACTTGTTCGAGGCGATAACACTTTTGTACTATCTTCTGTCAACAATACAGATGACATTGACGTTGAAATTTCAAGTCAGATTTTATATGAGGGACTTTAATGGAATTACTTGTTTTGAACACATCGTTTGACGCGGTTTATATTATTGACGTTTTCGAGTCGTTTAATTGGACTGACAGATACAATGCCGCTGGCGATTTCGAGCTTGTAGTATTGGCGTCTTCTTCAGTTCTAAATTCCGTAAAAACAGATTATTATTTATACCTTCAGCAATCAGAACATCTTATGATTATTGAAGATATTGAAATAACAACAAGCGTTGAAGACGGTAATAAAGTAAAGATAACCGGTCGTTCATTAGAATCCATATTAGATAGACGAATAATATTAAACAAAACGACTATAACCGCAAATTCTCATTTTCAAAATGCGGTTTTTAAACTTATAAACGACGCAATGGGTTCTAGTGCTGACTCTTGGAGACAAATACAAAACCTCGTACTGAACGAGAACTGGCGCGAGCCTCTTCATTCTATGCTAATGGAAACTGGAGCTCAGTATACCGGCGATAACTTGTATGATACAATCGAAAAGATGTGCAAAACAAAAAAAGTCGGGTTTAAAATGTTGTTAAACAGCGAAAACAAATTTGTGTTTTCTTTATACACCGGAGTTGATAGAACTGCGACAAACAACACAGTGGCCCCTGTTATATTTTCTCCTTACTTTGAAAACATCGGTGACACTAGATATTATCGTTCTGTAAAAACTTTAAAAACCATAAACTATGTTATAGGCGAGGACAAAGGCGACGGTGTATACGATAGCTATGGCGATAAATTCAAGGTTACAGCTGTAGAAAACACCATGCAAGTTAAGGTTGGAACGGGTCGAGCATGGTTCAAGAATACATGGGCTTTATACACGACTGTGACAACAATTACCATTAGCGCTGCCGACTCTCAAAATCCAAGAATAGATACCATAGCCCTTAACATCAACAAAAATGCCGGCACTAGTTCTATATCGCGTGTGGCGGGACAGCCTGCAGCACAACCAAAACCGCCAACATTATCAAAGACGGACACCTTATCACAATACCCACTTGCTTATATCACTGTTGGTAAAGGTGTGACAAAAATAACAAATAGCAATATTAGCAACCGTGTTGGGTCTGAAGATTGTCCATATGGAGCGGCTAAAATAAGGGTTGCAGTGACTAGGGGTGGCAATAAGTATACCGGTTTAACCAGGAGAGAGATGTATACGGACGCTAATGATATTTCGTCAGAAGATGATGACGGAAAATTAATACCGAATTATCCAGCGTCTTATGAAAAACTTCTTAGACAAAGAGGTAGAGAAAAGATAACAGAGGATGAAAATAGTACAGCCGAAACTTTCGAAGGAGAAGTCGATTATAAAACAGCTTTTGCGTATGGTGTCGATTACCGTTTAGGAGACTTAGTTGAGGTAGCTGACAAATATGGACACGAAACACCGGCAAGAATTTCTGAAATACTATTTTCGTATGATGAAGAAGGATTCAGTATAAATCCTACATTTACAGTTCCAGATGACGAGGAGGTTGATTAATGGCTGTTACTTATGGATTTTATAATTCGTATAATCACGATCGATTATATAGTGCAGAACAAGTGGGCTCTATATTTGATGGGCTCATCGCTGATGGCGTTTATGCTCAATACGGAAACGCTTTTAATGTCGTTCCGAGATCTGGAATGAGTGTGTACGTACAGAGCGGAAGGGCTTGGATAGCTCACACGTGGACTTTAAACGATTCAGATGATAATTTCTGGATTACATTAAATGCTTCTGATTCACAGTATCCTCGTAAAGACGCTATCGTATTGAGAGTACACAAAACTAACAGAAAAAATGAAATAATAAAAAAAACCGGAACACCGGCAGCATCGCCACAGAACCCGGCACTAACTAAAACAGATACTGTAATCGAATATCCGTTAGCTTATATTACAGTTCCTAGAAACGCAACAGAGATAACCAGTGCTAACATAGATTATCGTGTTGGGAAAAGCGATTGCCCATTCATTGTGCATCTTTTGTCTCACTCTCAGACTATCACTTCATACATTAATCAGTTTACTGCTGACATGCAAGCTGCTTTAGATGAGTGGAAAACAGAGGTCCTTGCACAGATAGCTGATGAATATACACCGGATGATCCAGAAGACGATCTCGGCTATGCGGCGTCAATAACTAATTTACAGCAAGGTTTGGCTAAGGAGGTTAAAGATAGAAAAACTGCCATAAATGGAATATCGGGAAGTGGAGGAGCTATTGGAGGCGCTATTGCTACCCATAATACGTCTTCAAACCCTCATAACAACGTCATTGGTCCAGTCAAGACTGCTGTTAATAAACTGGAGAAAACAACAGTTCCTGCAGTTAGCAATAGGGTGACAACTATCGAGAATATTTTTAGCGATAACCTTACACGGTATAAGGAACATTGGCACAATTTAAACAATCCTCTTAGTACAATATGTAGATTTGACATAGGAAGTGGCACTACTGGTAGCGGAAAACCGAGTGCGACTAAGATGGGCGATTATATTATGGTATTCACAATGACCACCAATCCAAATGCCAAATACAACGTTCAGGTTGCTTTTGGTCTGAAGAACACAGTAGCAATGCGATGCAAAAACGGAAAGACAACTTGGGGAAATTGGACGTATTCCACATTCAAATAAGTTTATATTTTAGAGGGGAAAACTATGTTAAGGATAAGCGGCACGACTATTACTTTGACTCGTGGGGATTCCGCTAAAATAGCCTTGTATTTGGAGTACAAGAATGGCGATCCCTACAAGCCACAAGCTGGAGATGTTATACGTTTTGCTTTAAAGAAAACATATAGTGACATCCTTCCGCCATTGTTACTGATTAACGTACCAACAGATTCGTTGGTTCTTTATATTTCAGCGGCTGAGTCAAAACAGCTTGCCTATGGTCAGTATAAGTATGACATACAGATTACTACGGCTAACGGCGACGTTGATACATTTATTGATCGAGCCACATTTATTGTTACAGAGGAGGTTGACTAATGCCTGAGTTATCGAATTATACAACACTTAGAGGGTCAATCAGAGTATTCGATGGCTCGCTATCAAAAACACAATTCGAAGAAATTTGGGATCGAGTAGAGGAGCGATTGAATTCGGATGTTGTTCCTGAATTTTCTGTTGTTGATTCTGAATTAGACCCGATGTCATCTAATCCGGTTGAGAACAGAGCAATTGTCGCTAGTTTAAACCGTGTTTACGGAATTTTCCCAGCACGTTATATTTCTGGAACTCCATATGAATACTCACATATTTATGACGGAGGAGACGCGCCTCTTGCCAAACTTCGTATTGATTTCGGGCCGAATCCGGTTGATATAGATGGTGTTAATACTTTTAGCCAAATTTCTTCTTTACCTTCTGTTATTCATCATCTTCCTGATGGGGCATTTATTGATGAGACTTCCGACGGCGGTACTGTTGTATCGGATTACGATACTGAAGTATATAGACTCAGCGTATCAGAGGCTGATTCAAACGGTTTATATGCCGGCTCGATTGAAATCGATTCTAAAAAGAGAAGATTGTATTATTGCCGATATTACTCTAGTTATTCCGGAGAAACTCTTATTGGGCCGTGGGTTTCCTCTATGGACGAGTATAGCGAATCCGGCACGCCAACAATAGGTGCTGAGGTTATAGACCTAGGCTCTTTTGAAAAGTATGTTGATCTAACAGATAACATTGGCGCGACAATGGAACAGCTATCAACTGTAGTCGGAGAGAACGAATATATGGTCGGCGACGCCGATAATGAAAACGAATCAGTTTGTCGTTCTTGGGGGATTACGTATAGATGTGATCCGAATCTCTATGTTATTCAAGCTACTGGCCTTACAGCATCCCAGCGACAAGCTTTAATTGATCTACTCGATGACTGATATTTAAAAGGAGAACCAAATGAATTACAATCCATATGCTAATCAATCTCAGTCGCAACCGCAGAACAACGGTACACCTCTGATGGTTACTTTACTGAGTGATATTTCGCTTGCGGATTCATACAATATCGCTCCGAATAGCAGCATGTTCTTTCTGGATCAGGGCATGACGACTCTTAAAATGCGGTCAAGAGATCAGAACGGATTTGCTAGACCAGATAGAATCTGGGAAATCAAGGAGACAACACCTCCGCCTCAGACTGCTGACGGGCAGTATGCGACTAAAGAAGAAATCAATCAGCTTAATAGCAAGATCGACAAGCTCCTGTCTGCGTGGCAGGAGTTTTCTAAGTAAGGAGGCTTATTATGGGATTTAATCCATTCGATGCGGTAAAGATGTTTGCACAGGGTGCTCAGAAACAGAATCCTAATCTTGATCCGGCAGCCACGGCAAGAAATATGCTCGGTAATCCCAACATCCAGACTCCTGCTCAGGCATTAGATATGATGCTTCAGACTGGCCGGATCAATCAGGAAACTTACAACATGTTTAAGGGAATGGTGTAATGGCTATTATCAATGGAAACTTCACAGATGCTGACGGCAATCTGGTTAACATTGCTGACCTTCTCAGAGGCACCCAAGGCAACACCCAGAACTACGATCATATGTCTCCTATTTCCGGCTGGGTGTATGACGGAGAAGGCAACAAAGTAAACATTATTGATATTATCAAGGCTGCTGATACAACGGATGTTAAGGGTGTAAGCATTAACGGAAGCGACCCTGTTACGCCTAATAAAGATGGCGTTGTAGAGATTACTATTTCTGGAGATGGGCAGCCTGTGCAGTTGACAACATCTGAAAAGAATCAGCTTATTGGGCTGCTCGATTAAGGAGGACATATGAGTTTATATTCTGATTTAAATGAGGTTCTGACGCCGTATGCGCAGAGGATTAAAGGGCTAGCAGCGGCGGATGAGGAAATAAAGGCTGATTTAGGTGACTACAGTTTCGATGCCACTGTGTCATACAAAGACTTTACAAAAGGCTATCAGCTACAAAAGTATCATGTCGGGTATAAAATCACTATCAAAGAAGATACTACTGGTCAAAGAGCTGTAAATACCACTCCAATATATTTCCCGCGTAAGACTTTTTTGCCTGCCCCAAATGGATATGAGTTTTTCCTGTGTGTAGTCACGAGTAAAACAGACTTTACAGTTTTAGTGGAGAATCCGTCGTATTTTACACATGACTGGATACAAGCAAGGTCTTATATCATGCTTCAAGTCAGGCGAAAAGATAAAGCAGTCTTAACAGATGCAGACATGGAAATCATTAACTCGTGGATAGATTTTCAATACAAAATATTTGAGTCTGACGACTTGAAAAGGCTTTGTGCGCTGAAGAAGCAATTCTATTCTGGCAGTGGTTCTAGCTATAGTAACACTCATGACCTTTTTCTTATGGTACACATCACTGATGTACACTCGGATGTGCAAAGATATGCCAACTTCAGGCAGTTTGTGGACGATAATGCGTCCGTTATTAACTGTGCGATATGTACGGGGGATTATGTTGATAATCAAACGGATGGGCAATGGACAGCGATGAACAACGTCAGCGGAAATGTTGATGTGTTACAGGTCGTTGGAAATCACGATGCCGGACATCAGGCAGGAGATACAATTATCGGTGATGCGGATTTAGTAACCAAGTTTGGTATCGAAACAAATACCGGAAAAATGTATTACTATGTCGATTACAATGCGATAAGGGTTATTGTTCTTAACCAGTTTGAGGGTTCTACTAAAGGCACATATGTTTATAATTCGGATGAAATTACATGGCTTTTATCTGTTCTTGATGATAGTATCGCAAACGGCAAGCATGTGATTATTGCTTGCCACCTGCCAGATACATTCCCTGTTACAAATGACAAGGGATTCTATCAGAGATACAACAAAGGGTATCCGCAATATCCTACAATGAATTCTGGATTGGAAGATGTAATCAATGCATTTAAGCATGGTACATCAGTGACAACAACATTGTCTGGAAACATTAGCGTTACTCATACATTCCCAAGCGCAGGTGATTTTGTTTGTTGGATATGCGGTCATTATCACGGGGATTTTATCGGTTACTCGGCAACGTACAGTGACCAACTTTATCTTAACGGCAACTGTGGTGTGTGCCAGCCTGCACCGTTCAAGTACACGTTTATGGGCGAGACGTTTTCCGATTTGGCACGCATACCAAAGACAGCATCAGAGGATTGCTTTAATGCATACGCTTTTGATTTTAAAGAAAGACTTGTAAAAGTCGTTAAAATAGGGGCAGATGTTAATGACATTTTGGAGCCGAGACAGTCCGCAGTTTACAGTATGGACGGTGAGTGAGGTAGAAAATGGATTCAATCATAAGGGGCACCAACGCCACAATACGACTAACGCTCAAGGACGACATTGACTTCTCAACAATCACGAGTCTGGAGTTATATTTGGACCAAATGCCAAGTCCAATAGTTAAGACGCTTTCCGATCTCGATCTCGATTCAGAGAACAAGACAGTGACTTACAAGCTTTCGCAGGAGGAGAGTCTTGCTTTGAAACCGAACCGTTCAGTGCGTATCTATCTCATAGGCGTTGCTAACGGCGATCGATTTGAGACACGTCCGATTGTTAAAGCTACAGTCGAAGATACAAGCAAGGACGAGGTGATGGCATGAGTGTCAAAGCCATAGAAGCCGAGGTCTATATTAAGAGTGGAGTTGAAGCTGATGTGGAGATTGCTGATTGTTCGGTCGAAGCTGATGTGGAAATCGGTAGGGAAGTTGTTAAAACTGTATATGTAGAGCCGACTCTTGAATCTCTTGAGGTGATGGCAAACGGTACATACGAGCCAGAAGAAGGCGTTGATGGATATTCTGATGTCGTCGTGTCCATACCGATATACAATGAGCAATACATAATAGATCCAAAGCTTACTCCGCAGACACTAAACACATCTGGAAAGATTCTTTACAGTGATATTGTGATTAAGCCAATTACAAATAGATGGACCATCGAAGGCATACATGATAAAACCGAACCGGCAGGCGATATCGAGATTGGTTTGTCATCAATAAAACAGAAAGAGTTCGAGGACTACGATAACATTACTAGCATCCATTTTACCAACATTGATGGGGTTACGTTGATTAGTTATACTTTCAGAAATTGTAGTAACTTACGTACTGTAATCATTGAGAAATTAATCTCTATTGGAACAGAGGCGTTTTCCTACTGCGGACTTGATGAGCTTGTGATAAAAGATGCAACTGATTCTACAATTTCTGGATATATTTCTAGATCTCTTGGAAAAGGGATCGTAAAAATTAATGGTAAACCAACATCGCTTAATGAAAACGCTTTTAAATACTCGTCCGTAAAAGGTCTATATGTGTCATGGTCTGAAGGAGAAGTAGCAGGAGCTCCTTGGCAAGCATCCCGTAGCGTTATTCATTATGACACAGTGTTTGACGATAACTGGAATGTAGTATCATCAACTTAATATTTTTGCTAATAAAAGCCAATTAACCAAATGGTGGTCTTTCCTTTTGCGGGCCTTGATTACACCCGATACTCCTTTCTGCCACTGGTTAGTTGGCTTTTATATTTATGTACCTTTACAACTGAATATGGAACTTACCAATCTTATCTTACTTCTAAGGAGGGAATAGTATGTCTTTAGGAGACGGAAGCGGCCTTAGCGCTGCTGACATTATGGCGCTCGCCGGTAATAACAATAATAACGATGGCTTTGGCGCAGGTTTCGGAGGAGGATGGTGGGTCATTCTCTTCATTCTTCTTATTTTCGGCGGATGGGGTGGCCGCGGATGGGGCGGAAACAACGGTGGCGGTAATGATGGTGTTGCTGCTATGGCTGTTCCGTACATGTACAACGCTGGCGTTCAGCAGGGATTTGATCAGTCAGCAATCATGACAGCGCTCAACAACCTCAATACGGCAATCGCTAATGGTTTCGCTGCTATGTCCGTTGACTCCTGCAATAAAGCCATGGCAAATATGCAGGCTATCAACGGTGTTCAGATGCAGATGGCAGACAATCAGTTTGGCCTCGTCACCAACATGAATAACAACCATAATGCACTGATGATGCAGATGGCCAATAACGAAGCGGCCCGTCAGCAGTGTTGCTGTGATTCAAAACTTCAGATGGCCCAGTTCCAGGCAACCATGCTTGCTGAACATTGCTCCGATCGTGCAGAAATTGATCGCGCAATGAATGCTCTGTCTACGCAGATGAATGCCGGCTTCCAGGGTGTATATGATAAGATGGCCCAGGATCGCTATGACAATCTTATGACTAAGTACAACGAGACCCTCCAGAGACTTAACCGTGCTGAAAACGCTGCTTCCCAGAACGCACTGGCTCAGACGCTTATCGCCAATAATCAGGCTCAGACGGATCGTATCATGGACTTCATGAATCCTCCGTATGCAAGACCGTTCTACGGATGGCCTCAGATGCAGCCTCAGTCTTGTTGTGGTAACTCCTGAAAGGAGGTATCATAATGGGATTCTATACTGCGATTGATGAGCAGACAATTCAGCCGGGTCAGTCTGCTATATTTACGCTGACCCAGATCCGTGACAATACTGGTAATGTAAAGCACAGCGATGGAACCGGCTCATTTGTGCTTTCCGGAGGTCCTAATAAGAGACGTAGTTGTTGTCCTTGTTGTGACACTCCATGTAAACAGTATCCGGTTAATTTCGGAGCCAATATCGCTATTCCCACCGACGGTACAGTTGGCCCGATTTCTGTAGCTTTCTCTGTTGGAGGATCTACAGTTCCAGCGAGCGCAATGGAAGTAACACCAGCAGCAGTTGAACAGTATTTCAACATCAGCAGAGAGATGCCCGTGGCTATTTTCTGTGGATGCTGTCAGACTGTTACCGTTACCAATACCTCCGACCAGGCAATCCTCATGAAGAACGCCACTATTGAAATCTGAGAAAGGAGGAAGTGAGAATGTTATCTAATTCAGATTACGAAGCACTTGAAGACCTTCTTTGCTCAGAAATCAAGAAGGTAGTTAAGAAAGGTGAGATAAAGGACGCAACCGAAGCCAAAGGTCTTAAAGACGCCCTCGAAGCAATCAAGATCATCCACTGCCTGAAAGATGGTGAATGGGAGAAAGAAGATACACTTGGATATTATCCGATGCATCAGGGTCACTATGGCCGTTCTCCTATGAACTATGGCGGGACAGTTGACTTCAACGGTACATACGGCAGGCGCAATCCTCGTACCGGTCGTTATATGACCAATATGGCAAACGGTATGCCGGATACAACCTATGGTCATAGTATCAAAGATCGTATGGTTGCTGCGCTTGAGCCTATGTATGACAAAGCAGAATCTGACTATGAACACAATATGATCAACAAAGCGATTACTGCTGTTCAGAGTCTTAATTAAAAACTAAATAAGGAATAGTGTATGGCATACATATTTTTCAATCCAAATCCTGGCTCTAAATCTGTTAGCGATTGTACAGTTCGCGCGATATGTGCTGCTGAAAATATTCCATGGGAAGTGGCATACGATGAGCTATGCACTACGGGCAGATACGTATACGCTATGCCAGATTCGAGTATAGTCTTTAAAGCTTATTTACAATCGATTGGGTATGTGTGTCATGCACTGCCAAACACCTGTCCGATTTGTTATACCATTTCGGACTTCTGCAAAGACCATCCTAAAGGCATTTATATTCTATGTAGTGGCGAACATGTCGTCACAGTAATCAACGGAAACTATTATGACAACGGGAACTCAGGTGATGAGGTTCCGTTATATTTTTACACAAAGGAGTGAGATAATCATGAGTAATTTTCTGAGATACGAATCAGCAACGGCTAGAGTACTTGACATTGATACTACTGCTGGCAAGATCACAAGACCAAACAGACCGGTATACAACGGTGATATTTTCGCATCATACGTAAAAGTTGATGGTGAGCAGTGCCTTGTAGTTGGCTCTAAGGACGGAGACGAGACTATTACAGCATCAATCGTTGTAGACGGCACTGTAACGGTTCTCACATATACAAAGGCTACAGACACATTCGCTCTCGGCGATACGACACTTACAAATGTTAAAGTTGACGAGTTTGGTAACCAGGTTTAATCATGTTTAGTATAGGGACGACAACTGTTATATTTACTGTGGTGGCCTTTGCTGCCGGTTTATTAATCGGAGGAATTGTTGCCAGTTTACGAATTGGAGAGATTGACGCTGGCAGATTCGTTATCACGTACAACGACCCGGAAAAGAATCTAATTGGGATAGACCTAGACGTTGACCTTCCAGAAATAGAGTCTTCCAGATTTATATCTCTCCAGGTCGTTGTAGACGGAAAAGACAAAAAGCTTACGAAAAATTCCCAGGGGGAAGATTCCTGAAAAACGTTTACAGATAGATTTTGTTAAAGAAAACTTGAATTGGTCTTTTTGACAGGATCTATCTGTATAAAACATATTCGCTTAAAAATCTCGTGTAATTTTTTTTCTCAAATCGTACGACTTTCGCAGAAATTTCACAGGGTATAATGAGAAACAATTATGTTTTGTGAAAGGAGACATATCTAAATGAAAAGAAAAATTACAAATTTTATGGTTGATAACATCGCTACTATAACGATAGGTGTTACAACTACAGCAACGTTGGTTACTGGCGGAATTTGGGGTTTTCTTATCGCTAGATACGATTTCTAAAACGAAAGGAGAATTGAAATGAAACGTAAAATCAATGTAAGAAACATATTTGAGAAATGCGACGAAAAGTTATTGCTTATCTCTTATGGTGTTCATTTTACATGTGGCACTGCATTATTGATTGGTAAGAAACTTGGCGTTGAAAAACAAGTTGCTTCGGTAGTTCTGCCAATAGAACTCGTAACCGTATCGGTAGGCATTTATGGATTATATGTAGAACTTACAGACGAATAATACGTTTAGAAAGCTGGTTTTTTACACTGGCTTTCTTTTTTTCTCGCATATTTTACAACTACTATAATAGAAAAGATTTTATACCATTTAGGAGGTTTTACTATGTTTAAGAACGTTTTTGTTAACTATATATTTAGTGTAATCGGATACGCTTGTACAATTAGTATGGCGTTTTGGTTATTATGGGGCTTAATATGTAAAAATACCTTTAGCAAAATGGATGAAAAGGAGGATTAATTATGTTTAAAAATCCAGATGCGGTATTAAAAGAAGGTTTTCAGGAAGTAATTGACCAGGATTTTAATCCAGATATTGTGAAGTGCTTTGCCATGGACATGTGGGAAGACGGATGTAAATTCGGACTTCTTATGGGTGCGGCTTGTGCAGCGGGAACAACGTTAGGAGTTTATCTTGGTGGAAAGGCTGCTAAAAAGCATATTTCTAAAAGAAAATCGGAATTTGCCAAGATGGCTGACGAAATGGCTGAATTCGAAATTAAAGATCCGAAACGTAAGTAATCTCAACGAGGGCTCGTGACAATTTCACGGGCTTTCGTTTTTTCGCGAAAATTACAACCTCTATTATAGGAACAAAAGTTATATTCTAAAGGAGGTTTATTATGGCTAAATTTGTTAGAAAAATGGTAAACGAAAAAGAACTCAAACTTATAACGGACTGCAAAAGAGGTGTTACTGATAAACTCGGTAGACCCGTAGCTGCTATTCCGCAAATCATATACACAGATGGATACGCATATTTACGTGTTGCGCATCGTGTTACTGATGGCGTTAATAGAAAATCTGTGGCTTGGACGTTTGCAACCGCTCTTGGGTTCGATATGGAAACAGCCTATGATTACGACTTAATATTAGAAGGATATAATTTTAGAAGGATTTGGCATGAAGTAGAATGGTAAATCGAATGGAAAAGCTCGTGAAGATCTCACTGGCTTTTCTTTTTCGCATATTTTACACGCCTTATGGTGAGAAAACATTTTGGAGGTGTGTTATGGATTACGACACTTATAGAATAGCAACTTGGTCTAAAGACATTATTAGACGAATCATGGAAATGTGCCTGGTACATGGCGTTGATTACTATATTTTGCCAGACAAGGGTATTGACTTGTATAAGATCAGCGTTACATGCTCTAGACAACTATATGAAAGAATTTTGCTATGCAATGGGTTGCACGAAAGATAACATATTTTCTGATAGCCTGTAAAACATAGGCTATCTTTTTCTCGCATATTTTTCAATGACTATAATAGGAAAACATTTACCAATAAATGGAGGTTTAAGGTTATGTTAAGACATTATGATTTTATTGAAACTGAGGAAATCAAGAAGGCTATGCAGAAACTTGGTGGCGGACCTGAAGTTAAAGGTGCTAGCATTGGTATAGTTGACGGAAAAACTGTCAATTTTATGGTCGATGATGGCATGCTTAAACACTATGTGAAAATGAACACAGAAGACGCTAGAAAGTTTGCAGTGACTCTCCTTGAAATGTGCGAAAAAGCAGAAAACAGAAACAAAGAACCGGAAGTAAATAAGAAAGTCTACGATCCTAAAGCGTTTGAGGCGATATTTGGTAATCTGTTTAAAAAGAAACCGTTTTAAAACGGTAGAGACTAGAGCTTGTGAAAAACACGGGCTTTAGTTTTTTTGTAAATTTTATAACATTATATCACTCGCGAATAAATCAACTCTTATAGTAGGAACCAATTACAACTTTTTAGAAAAGGAGATGTATATTTATGATTGATTTCGATGGGATTGAAAAGTTGATGGAAGACGAAATGCGTAGATGTTTAACAACTGCGTATGATGCTCCGATTGACAGCGACGTACACAAGAGTGCAATCGAAAGCGCGATTGAGTTGTACAAAGCGACTGAGAAGAAGCTCGATAACGACGGAAAGAGAGCTGGCGAACAGCTTAAGACTGAAACTTCCGGTCAGCAGGAAGAAAACAAGCTTAAATTCGAGAAGAAAAAGCATGCGGACTTCATGAGGAACGAAAAAGACAGAATTAAGAACGAAAGAGACAAGAACATCATCGACAGCTGTATATTTGTCGGTAAAGCAGCGTTCTTCTTCATTCTTGGGTCTGCCGCTTACAATGCGGACAACGGATACAAAATCATCAACAAAACAGTCGTACAGACACTTGGAAAGATAATTGGTTAAACCTAACATGGGCTCGTGAGTAATACTCGCGGGCTCTTTTTTTTCTCGCATATTTTACATTGCTTATAATGAACCAAACTATTTTCTATGAAAGGATAAAGTTATGTGCAAAAAAGAACTAAAAACATTTGTATCTGATGATAAGACAGAGGTAGCAGCAGCTATTACAGCATGCAAAATGACTTCTGTCGAACACAAGATTCATAAGAAAGGAGAAACTTATACTATAGAGTATAAAGCGTCTGGTCTTGTACAGAAAACTATTGACGAATTCATGAGAATCTATAGGGAGGTTAAGAAACAGCTGTAAAGGAGGTTATATTTATGGAAATGAGACCATTCTCACCGGTTGACGAGTGCTTGAAGCTATGCGGAATAGGCTTTTGTGCATATTTAGCGTATAGATTCGGAGTACACGTTGGTATGGTGAAACCAAAATCTACAATGGCGATGGACGTCGAGTATTGGTCAGAAGATGATGAAGATAACGACTAAAAAGCTGTTGGGGGCTGTCATATTTGGCAGCTCCTTTACTTTTTCGCAGATTTTTCATCGTATATGATAGGAAAACTCATGCATATTTTAAAGGAGGTTTGAACAATGGATGAGATTAAAGATGTAATGAACCCGAAAAACATATTAATGATGTTCGGACTGGCTTGTTTAAAGGCAGTAGCACAGGAAGGCGTAAAGTCTGCAATGGAAGCTAAGAATAATAGCGACAGACGACGCTGGTGTGCTATGCATATTTATGACAAACGACACGATATAACGTACACACTTGTACGACCAATGACGAACACAGAAAAGATTGAATTCGGAAAGAGAGTAAGCAACGGAGAAACTGTTGGAGAAGTTCTTGAATCTATGAAACTTTTGAACATGAAACAGTGAGTTTTCCTGAAAGGTACGGTTTAAACTGTGCCTTTCGTTTTTCGCGGATTTTTCAGTTCGTATAATGAGAAGACCAAACATTTTTAAAGTCTTCTTTATTTTTTCACTACAAGCATCTCAAATAAGAAAGGAGAAAAACTATGAAGATTAAAGATGCTATGCTTGCTATTGGTGACTCTACTAGCCCAATCCCAACCATTATATTTATTGGTGGAGCTCTGTTAATTGGCGCAGGTGTTGTTGCTCTGCTGTCTAAGCATGGGGATACACCTGAAAGAGTAGAAAAGACAAAACAGATGACAGAAGAGTCAGATTCTGAAGACGATTCCGATATGACACAGAAGGAAAAAGAGAGAGAAGCAAGAGCTAACGATCCGGAACATGCAAAGGAAATCAGAAAAGGAGCTGTAAAGTTCGTTAAGATCGGTGTTGCTCTTACTGCTATCAGCTCTCTCCTCAGAAGAGTAGCTATAAACGTTGCGTACGACAAATTCCAGGACGTTAAACGTATTGGTAGAAAGCTTGTGCGAGATAGAATAGCCGCAAATGAACGTCTGAAACAGGCGTTATATTCTTTGGAACGTGCCGCTAACGATCTTAAGAAGAACCCTGAGACGTTCGACCAGGCTGTAGGTATGCAGAATGCTTATTGCCAGATATTTGCGGCAATGAATCCGAATCTTTGGAGGGACGATAAATGAAAATCAAAGACATAAAGAGACTTCTTACCAAGAACAGCCATAGAATTCTCATATTTGGAAGTATGGTTCTGTTCGGTGGTGCTGTTGTTTCAGCTGTATATTCTGGTAGAAAGATTGAACGTATTGTTCGTAAGGGCAAGAAAGAAAACAAATCTTCTATGGAAATTAAGAAAGAATGTGCTAAAGAACTTATTCTTCCGGTAGGTTTAGCGGCAGGAGCAACGGTTCTCGGCGTTATGGGTGAGCGTAAAGCTGAAGTGGTTATTGCCAGTGTTTCTACAGGATATTTAGCTCTTAAGAAAGAATTTGAAACCCAAAAGGCTGTAATGGAGAAAGTTTTACCTCCGGAACAGGTTCAGGAAGTTAGACAGGAGATTCTTTCACAAAAAGCGAATCATGGCGTAACTGTATATTGTTCTGACAGCAACACAACGCCTGTTAACTACGTATATACTACTGGTACTGGAGACCAATTATGGTATGACGAGAGACACGATAGATGGTTTAGAGCTTCTGTAGACGCCGTAAACGAAGCAGTTGCCAGTGTTAATTCGGAACTCAGGTCAAATTCTTGGTGTCCTATATCTGTTTTCTATCAGTGCTTGAATCTAAAAGTTCCTGATGGAGATATAGATGATGGCTTCGTGTTCAGAAACAACGGAAACATATATTATGAATACGAACATGGAGTAAAGCTTCTTGATGAGTATACGGAAAAGCCAGATACACATGAATTAGCAAGAGTTGTATCGTGGGATAAAGACTTTACGAATCAGTACGTATACAATGATTTCGGTTGACTGAACGGAAACAAGGGGTCGGAGGACGTCTTCGGCCTATTTCATTAGAAACTCGCGGATTTTTCACATTATATAATAGGAGAAACGAAACTCCGCAAACTATTAAATCATATATTTTATAAGGAGGTTCTATTATGAACGAGAATATGAACAACAACCCGATGGAAGTTATGGGAAACGAAGTAGACGATTGGACATTCGATAAGAAGAGTGGACTTATTGGATTCGGTGTTGGTGTTGCCGTTGTTTTTGGAATTAGCGGTGCTAAGATCGTAGGACGAAAGATCAAGAACAAATTCTTTAACAAGACGGCTGACACCAAAGTCGAATTCGAGGACGATTCTGACGACTACTTCGAAGACGATGACGACAAGAATCAGGACGATGTTCCGGCTAACAAGAAGTAAAAACGATGTGATTTAACAAAAGAGAGCTAGCGCTAACAACGCTGGCTCTTATTTTTTTCAAGGAGATTTTATGGCGTATCAGGGCAATTCGAATAGCGAAAAAGATATTCAGAACCTGAAGATACAACCGGTTGGCGGAGCTACGATGAAAGAAACAAAAGGACAACAGTTTAAGAACGACATGGGTCTGATATTTACTAATATTATTAAACCAAACCTTTTATCTTTTGTCGGTGCGTCTTTACATGCAGCTATCGACCAGCTTCTGTTTAAGAATCGTCAGAACGGGACACCGCCGGGATATTATAGCGGATATTCTTCAGGTATAGTCAATTACACAAACTTTTCAAATCCTAACTTGCAGAATCAGGTTAAACCAATTCAACCATTGACGACTAAAGACTATAAGTCTATAGGTTGGGTGTCAAAAGATAAAGCAGACAAGGCACTTAACGAAATGAGGGCTATTTTAAGAGAGTATGGTCGTGTATCTATAAATAACCTTTTTGACTTAGCAGAACTTAGTGGACCTGGAAAAGAAGGTTGGAATTATGGTTGGTTAAATCTGAATAATGCAACGACAACAATGGTTAATGGCGGATGGTGGGTGATTGTCCTTCCAGAACCGATTAGATTCCCAAACGCAAATTAAAGGAGACATATTTATGAGTATTGTTAATAAGATACAGAATTACGGAAACAGAAGCTGGTTGTTTGTAAAGAAGAAATCACCGTATATTCTTACAGCTGTTTCTATCGGTTTGTATGGTTACGCTGTATATTCTGCCATCAAAAAGACAGAAACGGTTGAACCGATTAAAAAGAAGCACAGAGAAAACATGGACATCATCCGTGAGAATGAACATAAAGCCGCAGTAAATCCTAAAGAATATGAATATTCTGACAAGCAAAAGAGCGAGGACCTGTTTAAGGCTTATGGAACATACACTATTGATATTCTTAATCATTACAAGAAGCCTATCTCTACATTTGTTCTCGCCGTTGGTTGTCAGGTATTTGCTATGAGAACGATTAGCAAATGGTATGCCGGTTCTATGGCTGTCACAGCGGGTCTCGAAAAGTTTATAAGAGACTATAGACAGAACGTGATTGATGAGCAGGGCGTAGAAGCCGATAGAAGATATGCTCATGGGATCAAGAAAGAAACAGTCGTAGAGACAGTAAAGAACGAAGATGGTACTGAAGAGGTTCGTACTCGTGATATTTATACTGTGAATAATAACGCCTCGGTATATGCTCGTGTGTTTGACGAAACGAACCCAAATTTTGATATTCACAATCCTGAGGGCAACAAAGACTTTGTCTGGGGAATTCAGAAATGGGCAAACTTTGAACTCAATAGAAAGGGATATTTGTTCCTTAACGATGTTTTAGCCCATTTAGGTTATGAACCGACAGTAGCTGGCACACGAGTTGGTTGGTTAAAGAACGTATATCCTGAGCTTAACAATGACGGATACGTTTGTTTCGAAATCATTAACAACATAAAGAACCGTGACGGATGCATGAACGCTGATTTTGTAAACATGAGACCGTATTCCAACGGAGAGGCTCCAGAAGTTCTTCTCGACTTCAACGTAGACGGTGACATTGTTGGTATTCTTGAAAGAGAAGGATATTTTAAGTCTATTTGACTGTTCGGGCTCGGCGGAATAGGAGAAGGCTCTGAACAAGACATATTTGATTACCCGTGGTTGTTGAATCCATGGTAAGACGATTGCGGGTAATCCAAATAGGAGGTGTAAATGATACCTACATGGGTTAAGATAACTGGTTCTTTTATAGCAGGCGCCGCTGTAGGAGCTCTGGTTACACATTTATATTACAAAGAGACAATCAACAATACAGTTGACCGAAAAGTATTCATGGTTGTCGGTAAACAGAACAAAGAAAAACCAAAAGATTTGGTGACAGAAGAGATAGAATCAACGCGTTTGCCAGATCAGCCAGCCGGTTTAGACCTTAAGAATGTTTCTGCTGGAGACGTAGATTATACGGCTTTTTTCAACGTAATAGATCCAAAACCTAAGGACCGATATTTTCAGTCTGTCGAAGAAGCTGTCAATGATAATCCATGTGAAGACGACGATTATCTTGACGACTACACAGAGGAATATTTGGATTCGTTGAAAGACGAGGCAGAAAGTGATGATCGTGCTAACAGCGGACCAAGAGTGATGACTTTGGAAGAGGCTAGACAACCAAATTCTAACACTTTTAAAGAATTCTACTATTGGCCTGAAACTGGAAGGCTGACGGATATTGACACAGAAGAAGAAATAGATGACATGCGTAGTATGGTCGGAGATCTATTACTTACAACTGGATTCGCTTCTTCTGATGAAAGAGACGCGGTTATATTTATTGAAAACAATGCGCTTGGAGAATGGTATGAGATAACAAAAGCGTATTGAGAAAGGAGACATATTTGACAACCACGATTCCTGAAAGGAGGATTTTCGATAATGTAAAATGTGATTTGGCTTATTATGAACGGCTGTGCAATACCGTTGGTGCAAATCGTCCTCCTTATAATAATTACATGATGTTGCTTCAGACATTGTACAAGAAAGATTATATTTGGTTTGTGCCAATGGATGCCAACCGTTACTCAGATGGTTTTCATTTGCGTTTAGATTTTGCTGATGATAACGGCTATGTAATACCTGTTACTGGCGACGACAAGTTATATTCTTGTACCGTTTTGGAAGTTTTACTCGCTTTGTCAATTCGTATAGACAGCGAAATCACAGGAGAGCCTGGTCTTGTATATCCTGAAAAATGGTTTTGGACCATGATTAACAATCTTGGTCTTACCGTGTATGACGACGATAACTTTGATTCGGATGCTGTGAATAATATTCTTGATAGGTGGTTAACAAGGAAATTCGCAAAATCTGGTGTCGGAAGCCCATTTCCGTTGAGACATGCTTTTGACGATCAAAGAAAAGTAGAGCTTTGGCAACAGATGCAGAATTACATAACCGAAAATGAGGTATGTTAATTATGATTAAGTATGCATGTTTAATTGTGTATATATTGGTAGGAATATACTTTGATAACAAAGTAGTTAACGACATTGTGGCTGGATTAGTATTATCAGAATTTATGTCGGACCCAGAAACGTATAGCGTTTTAGACATCGATAAAATGATATCGGTTATGCAGGTCATTCTTGGAATTGTGTTCGTTATATTCTGGCCTGTGTTTTTCATTATGTGGACTTTTAATACAATTATACGAGGACATAAGAGATGAAAAGACCAGAGAAAAGAATAGATTGTGCCGTTTGTATGTATGACGCTCCACACTGGTATTGCTGCCGATTAAAATGCGGTGAGTTCGAATATTGTAGAAATTGTAAGGCTGAATGCAGCAGACAAGGTGAACAATGTCCGAGAAAAGAAATGGACGAAAATATTGTTCTTAAGAAGGAGGTTTAATTATGAGTGAAATGAGTGCCGAGAAGAAGAAAGAGATTGAGAAGTACATAATCAAGTCATATTTTGGTGGCGGTAAAAACGTAGAATCGCTTGCAAACGGAGCTGACGTCATAAAGGGAACGGATGACGGATACATTCCGCAGCTTATCGTAGAAATTACATATTTCGGTGAATCTGGAGTTGTCATGGTTAAATGGAACGTCTATGGCGATTCACAGCGGAATTCGTTTGCCATGCGTGTTTGCAGAGAACGAGAGATAGAACGAAACAGATGCGACTCTGTTGATGCCATGTCGTACGCTTGGGAAGCATGGAAATCGAAGATTCAAGGCAAACCTATTTTCTTAAAAACAAACGACGAAGATTTACAGAAAGATAAGCGTATTGAAGAGCTTGAGAGAGAAATCAAGGCTCTTAAAGCTGATAACGAGGTAATGGATAGACATATTCAGGAACTTGAATCTCATAACGTAAGTCTTGCTGAAACCAATGCAGTTCTTAATAATAAATTGAATACGTTTGATCCTTTGCCGAATTTTAGAGAGCTTCTCAAGAAGTTATATTCCACAGACGATGTTGAGAAACTTGAGTGGACCATTAATCACATCTGCGGTGGCCGAGGATCAGTTAATGGATGGATTGCTGTATCGTCATTTTGGAAACGGAATTATGAAACTCTCTCGAAACTCGTCGGGTTTTCTTCTGTTGAAGAGATTAAGGATTATTTAACCAACGAGGCCAAGTGTGACACGCTGCATGAGGCAATTGACTCTACGGAATCTTGGCATCAGGCATACAGGGATGTTAAAGCAACAAATGAAAAACTTGCCGATAATGTAAAGTCCTGGCGTAAAGCTACTGGATATTCTACTCCGGAAGGTTTCTTATCTGCTATGACTAAGGATTCAGATAATGTATGGCGTGATTCAACCGAATGTAAAACCTTAGTGGACATAATAAACGGGCTCGATCAGGAGATTGATAAGTGGCAGAAAGCAACCGGCTATAATTCTCCAGAAGAGGCAAAAACATTTATAAAAAATCTTAACGATCGATTAGGCGGATTTATTCAGGCCGCTAGCTGTGCTGAGAGACATCTGGAACATGTATTGTTATGGAAACCAGAACAAACTGGACAGGAGGTAAAATAATGGATATTTTTGTAGTATTAGCGTTCGTTCTGGGCACTGGCTTCGGCTGGTGCCTTTGTTCTGCTTTTGAAATCATTGATACATATCTTGAAGAAAAGCGACTTGATGATGTAAGTAATCGAAACTGGAAGAATCTTTCGACATATTTGACTCACCGTATGGTAAGGGACAACTATACAGGCGAAATTCACTGGGTTAAGGACAACCAGAAAGGGAACAAAGATGGACATAAGAACGCATCGTGAACGAGTAAAACAGCTTCCGGACGTGTTTTACAGGTATATTTTTAAGGACGGAAAAATCTCTAAGACTCAGATTAAAAAGAACAAGGGAATAGACCCGTTTATGTGCTCTAGTTTAGTATATTTCGAAAGACCGAATGGTACAAGAGTATATTTGAGCCATGCCGAAAGAATAGAGATTGGCAAGTATGACGGTAGACGAAACGCTGTATTCCTGGAAGAAGATAATGCTGAGGCTGAAGCTGCTGCTGTATTCGATATGCATTACAATGAACTAATCGCCGAATGCGAAGATAATGTGAAAGATTATATTCTGAAACGTAAAACACTTTATCAGATTATGAGAGGCGGTGACTAATAATGGCAAAAGCTTATAAATGCGATATTTGCGGACAGTTTTTTGAAGAAAAACCAACAACCATCGCCGTTATTGGTGGAGTCGTTAGCAGCAGAACAAGAGCGGACAGAAAAAATATTCTTGTTTATGACAATACTTGCGATTTTTTAGGAGAAATTTGTCAAGATTGCAGAGTTAGCTTTGTTTTTTGGAAGGATTCAAGAAACCCGAGTCGTATAACGGTTTTCGAAGATAAAGAAGACGATGTTATGCCAAAATCTTGAAGAGTTTTTATTGAATAAAATTGATGAGGTGCGTTATGAAACACGAAACAAAAAGATATTCTGATTATTTGGTTGATAGAGTTCACGATTACATTATTGATTGTGGTGGCATAATTAGCGGTAAAGAACTGGCTAAAGCCGTTCATATTTCAGAAAATTATGCTCAATCTTGTACAAGAGAAGCTATAAAAAGATACAGCGACATTGAATCAGTTCCAGGCGTCGGATATAGAAAGAAAGGAATAGATTATTCATATTCTATAGCAGCGAATCTGTATAGCGAAGAAGCTAATAACTATATTTATCACTGGGACGGGCCAAAATTTAAGAGGATGTCGTCTCTAAATAAAGCCAAAGAATGTTGGAACGGATGGTGGCCACCAGAAGAAGACGTTAAAAAACAGATTAAGGCTTGGAAAAAAGAACACGGTGGCGACGCGCTTGAACTTGAGATTGGTCTTTGGGATGGCGAAGGTAATGAAGTTGAATTTTATAATGTGTCTGCGAGGGTATTATGAATGAAAAATATAGAATTGAGTCCAGTGTTTGAAAAACAGATATTTGGATGCATTGTTCATTTCTGTGTGAGTAACATCAATGACGAATATTTTCAAGGATCTGTTAATTTAGAAAACGTACCTGAAGAAGATGCATTCAATACTGGTTTCGAGTACGTTGGTAATAAAATATTGGATCGAGTCGTTGGTAAGAAAGGTTGGAGGACATAATTATGTATTACATTAATCCATGGGTGTTTTATATTATAGGTTTGGTTGTCAATATTCAAATCGTTTGTCTGGTAGTTGCAATTGGTGGTGGTATTATGTGGTGTATTGGATTTCTTGTCGGACCAATGGTCATTGATGAAATTACAGACTCTACAGAAAAAGAGGAGTCTTATCTTAAAACTTTCTGGAAATGGATGAAGCGATTCCCATTGATATTCTTGATTTCCGTGGGGGTTGCTGTAGTCATCCCGGACGAAGGCACAATCTACAAGATGATGATCGCGTCTAAGGTATCTGCTGATGACGTAGACCATGTCATTGAAAGATTAGATGACGTTGTGGACTCGATTATTGAATCAAAGGAGCAAGCTGATGATACAGGAAATTAATGGCAATTATATTCGTCGTACATCGAGCGGAGTCATGAAATGTGGCTCCTCTCTTTCTTTTGGAAGTAAGGCAAAAAACGCAGAGTGGGATGAGCATTTCAAGAAAGTTGATGCCAAGATGAAGCGAGACAAGAACGCTCATGGCATCTGGTCCAATAGACCGATTTATGAGGGGCAGTATATTCACCGCAAGTCTGGCAATAGAAAGAACATCATATTTTCTGTAAGTATGTGAGGTAAAGTTATGGGAGAAGAATCAACGAGCCCTGTGTATAGTGCTAAGTATGAAGATGGCAAGGTCGTTTTTGAACCTCTTTGTGAGTTTGAGGCGGCGGTTCATGATGTTACAGATATTTATCCTGACGACTGCGATTATGTCTTGGCTAAACTACTACCGTACACAAGTGCCGTTATGAAACAGCCAATAACGCTTAGAGCTTTCCTGCGCAAAAAAGGTCTGCGTGGGTTTTACAAGGCAATCGGTATGCCGGCGTATTTGAGAACTGAATATCTCTTTCCAAAGAAAAAGAAACGCGGGACGGCTAGGCGGAAGAGGAAAATTGAGAGAGCTAAGAAAAAGTTCATTAAGTTTGTCCATGATAAGTATGGAGGACACGAAAGGAGTATGTAATGTTTAAAGTGATTGGAATTATATTTCTTGTTGGTGTTTGTATGTACTCGGTACTTAAAGTCGGTTCGGATAGCGACGATAGAATGGGAATGGGGTGATATTTATGCTTAATCAATTAAGTAGACCAGAAGAAGTTACCATTAAGAATGATATTCATGAGATTGCAAAATCATTGGCTACTATTGCGTCGTCCATACCAGACACAGCAACTGAAAAGACAAAAAAGCCTTACGATGACTTCTTTGAACATCTTTATATTTCAGGTAAGCATTTGGATGCTGTTGACGCGTTGTATGACAATACTGGAAAAGTGGCATATGGAAAAATGGCATGTGTTGGATTAATGGAAGAGTGTTCAGAACTTATTCAGGCACTATCTAAACGTATTCGTTATGGCACTGGAATTGATCTTAAACATGTCGTAGAGGAAATGGCACACGTCATTGTCTGTATCAGACTCGTTTGCGATATTTATAATATAGAACCGAGCGATATTCAGAAAGAGATTATGAGAAAGTATCCTGAGGGGTATTCAAAATGATTTTAGTATTGTCTATATTGTTTATCATGATCATTATTTTCGCATCTGTCTGCTTGTGTTTATTTAATAGAATTGATGATGCTAATGCACGCATTGCTATTTTGGAAGTCAAGGCCAATTATTGTGAGAAATCCGAGAAAACACTCCGGGAAAGCGTTAACGTTCAGACGAAATGCATACGTGATCTGAATGATATTGTAAAGAAATCAGTAGAAAACAAAGAACCAACGGAGCCTGATACGAAGGCGCTTTTGGCTGGATGTACGGTAGAGGAACCGGAGTTACCAAGGGAACAGGCACAACAGATCGATAGATTTAGAATGTCGAAACTTGTAAATAGTCCGCATTATAAAAACGTAACTCCATTATACCCGTGGCAGCAATCAGAATTAAATCAGATTCACCGTTCTGGGTTAAACTCTGGTTGCTTAGTAAGTGAGGTATTTTTTATGGTGGACGCAATTTATGAAATAATTAGCAATTGGCTTAATAAAAATAATCCGTCTGTCAAAATCACGCACTATGAGTCTGAATCTTATATCACAACTGTTCCCGGAACGGCATATCGTTTTAGATTCAAACACAGAGAGTCTGATGGCGAACATGATCTGTATGAATTTGTTCCGTTTACCGAACATGTTTCACCACAGTATATTGCCGATAGATTTATTTCAGATCTTCGTGATTTGTATGGGATTAAGGAGGAGAAATCATGATCTATAATATTTTGTTTGCGATTGTAGGGATTGGTCTGATTACTTTGGGTCTGAGTCTAATGAAACTCGATAACCTTGTTGATTCTTGGAGAATGGAAACATTACGTCTCATGAAGCTTCTCAATGATCTTGAAAGCAAACGATTTGAAGATTGCTGCCGGCTTGCTAGGGCATTCGAGCGCATTCAGGCTTTAGAATATAGAATTGAAGGACTTGACGCTTTGGTTGCTGCTCTTGAAGAGAAACTCAATGATTCTGGAGGTGAAGAATGAGCATTATATTATTTGTAACGAATGTCATTTTACTGGCTTGCATCGTAATTTTATTTCTTATTATCAGAGACCATGAACACGACATTGTGAAACTTGAGTCTCTATTGAACGAGGTAAACGACTCGATTAGTGTAAACACAACGATAATTAGAAATCACTCTGATATTCTAAATGAATTGAAAGAAGACATAAAGATTCTTAACAACGAGGTGTTCTAATGCCAGAGTATCAAAACGTTAATGAAGAAGTGGATTTTCACAAGTATTGTCCGCTTTGTAAGAACCATAAAAAGAAGGATTCGGAAGAACCTTGTCATACTTGTCTACGATTTCCAGCGAGACAATTTTCGAAAAAGCCTCTGAAATTTGTAGAAAAAGAGTGAAAAATCCCAATTTTTGTCCCAATTTCCCAATTATCCCACCTATTTATATTATCGCGTGAAAAAAAGTTAAAAATTTAAAAAAGAAATAAAAGGGGTGGGATAGCTGGGATTTCTGGGATAACTGGGATATTTTAACAAATTTAAGAAAGGAGGCAAAAGATGAACGTTGGCTAAGAAAAAAAGCAGTTTTGTCGAAATTCATCACCGATATTTGAAGAACGGATCGGTCGAGGTTTATCCTAAGTTCATCAATTACACAACCGACAAACGACTACTAATTCACAACCATGATATTTTAGCTTTCTATGATGAAGACAGTGGTTTGTGGATCAAAGGAGACGACGCCGTAATTAGTTATATTGATGACAAGATGAGTGAGTATGTTAAGACGATTCTTAAGGACGAATCTAGACCGATTCATATTTTGTGGATGTGGGATTGCGATAGCGGATCAATTGACAAATGGAGAAAGTATTGTGGTAAACAAGCAAGAGACAACTATGACCCTAATGTAAAAGCTCTAGATGATAAACTTATATTTTCTAATCAAGAGACTACATTAGAAGACTATGTGACTAAAAAGTTACCATACCCGTTGGTCAATTGTGATATTCCAGCTTACAACAAACTCATGTCTACTTGGTATGGTGATGGAGAAGAACGACAAAAACTAGAGTGGTCTATTGGTGCTGTAATAACAGGAGATGCAAAACATATTCAGAAGTTCATAGTTCTATATGGTGATAAAGGCAGCGGTAAATCGTCTTTCTTTAAAATTTTACAGAAACTGTTTCAGGGATTTGTAACTGCATTTAATGCTAGTGAGATGGCAAGCAAATCTGCTTCATTCCCACTTGAGTCATTTTCTAACAATCCGCTTGTTGCTATTCAACATGATGGAAATTTAAGCAAGATAGAAGATAACACGCTTTTAAATTCTGTTACGTCTCATGAAACGGTTTTGATGAACGTAAAATTTGAAAAGAAGTATCCGACTAGAATTAAGGCAATGTTATATATGGGAACCAATAGCCCCGTTAAGATAACAGACGCAAAATCAGGAATACTTAGACGATTAATAGATGTATATCCTACAGGAAACACCGTTCCGTATGCCGATTATGTTGAATTGATGAATCAGATAGATTTTGAATTGGGCGGAATAGCTTGGCACTGTAAAGAAGTATATGAAAAACTTGGTGAAGATTACTATCATGATTATATTCCAACAGAGATGATGGCTCAAACCAATGATTTCTATGATTTCGTTGAATACTATTATGAAGAATTCAAAGACAAAGACCAAATAACAGCTGTTGACGCTTATGTTATGTATGATAAGTATGCTGAGTTTGCTAATCTTGGACATGGTAAAAAGTCTTACAATGCTTTTAAGCAAGAACTTAAGAATTATTTTAGAAAGTTTTATGCAGACACACATGACTCTTCTGGGAATCATGTGCGTTCTTTATATTCTGGGTTTTTAGCTGACAAGTTTAAGAACAAACAGAAGGAAGAAGCGTTCTTTAGACGAGCTATGTCTACTGATTGGCTTATATTTACGGAACAACATTCGCTTCTAGATGATGAGTTTGCTGAATTTCCAGCGCAGTATCATGACGAGAAAGAAAACAGACCATGTTTTAAATGGTCAAACGTAAAGACCAAATTAAAAGATTTGGATACTCATAAACTCCACTGGGTCATGCCAGCGGAACGTTATATTTTCATAGACTTCGACAAGAAGAACGAGAAAGGAGAAAAAGATGTAGAATTAAATATTGAAGCCGTAAGAAAGTCAGGGTTACCAAAAACGTATGCAGAGTTGAGCAAGGGTGGAGGTGTTCATCTGCATTATATTTACGCAGGAGACCCATCGGAACTTAGTTGTCTTCTAGAACCAAACGTTGAAATAAAAACGTGTAAAACGTCTCCAGCTTTAAGAAGAAAACTTACAAAGTGCAACAATATTCCGATAACAATGATCACCGGTGGGCTTCCTAAGAAAGAAGGAGGCAAACCTAAAGTGGTAGATGATATTTTCTTTAAGAACAATGACACTCTTAGAAAACGTATCATTGAAGAAATGTTAACTAAACCGGTTAGCACAACTAATTCGGTAAGTTTAATAAAGAAGTGGTTGGACGACGCTTATGAAAGAGAGGGATTTAAGTATGACGTAAGAGATTTAAAAGATGATATTTCATGGTTCGCTCTAAATTCTCATAACCAGAGTGACCATTGCGAAGACATGGTGTCTAAAATGCACTTCGCTTCCAAAGATGTTGAAGAAGAAATGGACAAAGTCTATAAGGAGCAACCAGTTAAAGATACAAAGCTTGTATTTTTTGACATCGAAGTATATCCTAATCTACTTCTGTTAGTGTGGAAGTACAAAGGCGTTGACAATTATGTTACTTTAATAAATCCTTCTCCAGAAGAAGTAAAACGGTTTATTAAAACACATAGGATAATAGGATTCAACAACATCAAATACGACAATGTCATTCTTACAGCTAGAACTTATGGATATTCTATTGAAGCTTGCTACAACTTAAGCAGACGGATAATCGGGAACGACTCAACAGCTAGTGTTGCTGGCTCAAAGCAAGCAAGTTACACTGATATTTTCGACTTCGCTGCAGCTCCAAACAAGATGAGTTTGAAAAAGTATGAAATTAAACTCGGATTGCCCCACATGGAAATGAATATTCCGTGGGATAAGCCTGTTCCGGACGACATGCTTGATAAAGTAATAGAATATTGCAAGAATGACGTGTACGCCACAGAAAAAGTATTCGAGTATTTATCGCCGGATTACAAAGCTAGATTGATGTTAGCGAACATGGCAGGGATGACTCCAAATGATTCTACCAATTCTTTGACTGCTAGATTTATATTTGGAGACAATCGAAATCCTCAGGTAGACTTTAACTATCCTGATCTTTCTAAAGAATTTCCTGGTTATATTTTCAAAGACGGAAAGTCTAGTTACATGGGTGAAGATCCGAAGGAAGGTGGATACGTTTACGCTGAGCCAGGAGTATATTACAACGTTGCTCTTCTTGATGTTGCGAGTATGCACCCTTCTAGCATTATAGCTATGAATTTGTTTGGACCGTACACTGATCGATTTGCTGATATTGTAAAAGCTAGACTTCTTATAAAGCATAAAGAGTATGAAACAGCTAGAACCATATTGGATGGACAGCTCGCTCCATATTTGGAAAACGATTCAGATGCTAAAGAAGTGGCTGGTGCATTAAAAACGGCGATCAATGCTGTGTATGGACAAACGTTTACTAGTTATAAGAATCCATTTAGAGATCCTAAAAACAAAGACAACGTAGTAGCTAAACGTGGTGCTTTATTTATGATTAATCTTAAGCACGAAGTGCAAGCGAGATTTTTCACTGTTGCTCATATTAAGACCGATAGTATAAAGATACCGAACGCTACTCCTGAAATCATTAAGTTTGTTATGGACTATGGGAAACGCTATGGATATTCTTTCGAACACGAAGCTACGTACGACAGAATGTGCTTGGTAAACGATTCTGTATACATTGCTAAGTATGCAACAGCAGAGCGTTGTGAAGAACTCTACGGTTATATTCCAGGAGATAACAAGGAGAAAGGCGGAGAGTGGACACCAACAGGTGCTCAGTTCCAGCATCCTTATATTTTCAAGTCTTTGTTCTCAAAAGAACAACTGTGCTTTGACGATTACTGTGAAGTAAAATCTGTAAGCACCGCTTTATATTTAGACTTTAATGAGAACATGCCTGATGTTAGTCAGTGGGAACTCTTAAAGACTGTTAGAAAGAAAGCGTCTCTTGGAATTGATATTCGTAAGAAAGATCATGCTCTGATTGAACAATTCTCAACCATGTCAAACGAAGAATTAGATAGCCAGATAGCCAAAGGACATAACTACATGTTCGTTGGTAGAGTTGGGCAGTTTACTCCTGTTCTTGAAGGGCATGGCGGCGGAATATTGTTAAGAGAAGGAAACGATGGATATTCCGCAGCGCCAGGTACCAAAGGGTATAGATGGGTTGAATCTGAAGTTCTTAAGAACAGACCAAATTGGATTGAAGCTATTGATATTTCGTATTTTAGAAAACTGTGTGATGATGCTATAGACGCAATAAGCAAATACACTGATTTTCAAGAGTTTGTGTCTGGAGAAGGAGATCCATTCTTCGACACGACACCGAAACATGATTTTATGAACATTCCGGAAGATGCTCCGGAAGAATTACCATTTAATTGATATTTTAAAAGGAGATTTTAAACATGGCTAATAATTATGTAGAACGCGATTATAGCAAATTACCGCCTAAGGGTGAACTTATGGACGTTAGTGGAAGAAGAATTCCGATTAAGAGCAGAAACATTCAGGGCTCTCCTGAAAGAGACTGGTATGACAGAGATGGAGTTAGAAAATTTGTTGTTGATCTTCTTCCCATGGAAGCTGAAGCTATGACCGCTGCTGGTTGGCCGGTTCTTCAGAGAGCTCCTAGAGAAGATGGTCAGCCGGTTTCTCCTTATATTGTGATAGCCGTCTTTCCAGATCCAAAGCCCGGTTATCCAGAACCAATGATTGTACTGGATAATGGAAAGAATCCAAGATTTATTAAGAAATCGTTCTACCATTTATTCGATTCTGCCGACATTGAATACGCTGACATCGAGTTCCATGCATATTTTTCTAAGAAAGGAAACGTCAAGATCGCTCTTGACAAACTTTACGTTAAAGTCATTGTATCTAACATGGAAGCTAAGCATCCTGAGTTCTTAAACTATTCGAGCTCTGATGATTACGTTGAAGATTATGAACCGGCGGATTGATATTTATGGAACTTGGTGAACATCAATTAAAAGCTATAGAAAAGATGCACAACGGTTGCATCTTAGTTGGTGGTACTGGAGTAGGAAAAAGTAGAACAGCATTAGCTTATTATTATTTGAAAGTTTGCCACGGTAAGTTAAGAATTAACGGTATTGGTTCCCATGGGGTCGCTATGACCCCTAGGGACCTTTATATTATTACAACCGCTAAAAAACGAGACGATGGCGACTGGATTTCTGAATCCATACCGTTTCAGATAAATAGCAACATAGTTGTTGACAGTTGGAACAACATTAAGAAATACAAGAACGTATTTGGAGCATTCTTTATATTTGACGAACAAAGAGTTTGTGGAAGAGGTCCATGGGCTAAGAGCTTTATACGTATCGCTAGCCGTAATCAATGGATATTGCTGTCTGCGACACCTGGTGACAAGTGGGAAGATTATAGAGCGGTCTTCGTCGCCAACGGTTTCTATAGGAATATTACAGATTTCAATGATAGACAATTGATATTTGACAGAGGATTTAGAAACTATCCGAAGGTAATAGGATACCAAAACCCAGGTCTTCTCATCAAACAACGAAGAAGCATACTAGTAACAATGAATGTTGAACGAATGACTGTTCCTCATAAAGAATGGATCATTTGCGAATACAACAAACATTTATATTCTAGAATTTGGAAAGAGAGGTGGGACCCGTTTGAAGATGCTCCTATAGAAGAAACTGGCAAACTATTCTATCTGATGAGAAAAGCTGTTAATGATGATATTTCTAGGGTAAGAGCCGTTAAGAAGATTCTGAAGAAGCACGATAGAGTAATTATATTTTACAATCATTCTGGAGAACTCAATCAATTGCGATTGCTATGTAGCGATTGCGATATTCTTTGTAAAGAATGGAACGGTAAAAAACATGACAAGTTACCGACTTCCGACAGATGGGTTTACTTGTGTCAGTACAATGCCGCTTCTGAAGGGTGGAACTGTATAACGACAAACGCAATGATATTCTACTCATTGAACTATTCTTACAGAACAATGGTGCAAAGCGCTGGTAGAATAGATAGATTTAACACCCCTTATAAAGATTTATATTACTACTATCTCAGATCCAATGCTCCAATAGATGTATCAATACTGAAAGCTCTTAAAGAAAAAAGAGACTTCAATAATAGCGATTACGTTCATCAATAATTACACGTCTTTATATTTTTTCTCGCGGAAAAAACATGGATTATAATGGAAGAGAAGAGAATATCTCACATTCTCTTATTTTTTTGCCCAAAAAGGAGACAAAATGGCTGAATCAAAGTTTCAATCTGACTTAATAAAAGAACTTAAGCAAGCCTATCCTGGTGCTTATATTTTTAAGAACAACGCTAAACAAGGCTATCCAGACCTTGTTATGCTGTATAAGAACAAGTGGGCAACATTAGAAGCCAAAGATTCCGCGACTGCAAAACATCAACCGAATCAAGATATTCATGTGGAGAGAATGAACGAGATGTCATTCTCTTCTTTTATTTATCCAGAAAACAAGGAGGTTGTACTAAATGCACTCGCAATTCACATGGGACGATAGACTTTATGTACCGGTAGGTTCTCACGCTTTTCTAGGAGCGTCTACCTATTCTCGTTGGTGGAATAAAACTCCGGAAGAAGTACATCAGCTTTACAAGAATATTAAAGCTAAAGAAAGAGGCGTAACTCTTCATGCTATGGCAGCAGAAGATATTCGTATGAAGATGCTTCGACCAAAGAACAATCAGACTTTTAATAGATACGTAAATGACGCTATTAACTTTGGTATGCGGCCAGAAGAACTTTTATATTTCTCTAAGTACGCTTTTGGAACAACTGACGCTATCTCTTTTGATGGAACAAAGCTTAGAATACACGACCTTAAAACAGGATTAACAGAGCCGTCTATGCATCAGCTCGAAGCATACGCGGCTTATTTCTTTTTGGAGTATGGAACTAGATACGGTTTCACACCTAAAGATATTGAGACAGAATTGCGTCTCTATTGGAACGACCAGGTAATCAAAGCAAAGCCAGCACCTATTGATATTTCAATGACTATGGACAAGCTGTATAAGCATGATAGCTATCTTACACAGAACGAGGAGTTGTTATGATAGAACGTAATTCTTTAGTTGGTGATTCTATTTATATTTCTGATCAATCCGGAGATTACAAATCGGATATAGGTACTCCCCAACATTACTATAATGATCCTCATGGCTCTGGACGTTACAGAAAAGGTACAGGAGAAAAGCCACAGCGTAATAAAGATATTTATACGATGTACAATGAACTTCGAAAGTCAGGTTTGACCGAGAAACAAATATTGGACATGTGGCAGATGAAAAGCACAACGTTTAGACAATTATATTCTCTTGGGTCGGCTGAAACTAGACATGACAACGTTGTCGAGGCGCATCGCCTTCTTGATCTTGGATATTCTAAATCCGCTATCGGACGTCGTATGGGAGTTAACGAATCAACCGTTCGCTCTTGGCTAGACGATAGCATTGATATTCGCAAAAGTAAGGTTTCAGAAAGAGCTGATGTTCTTAAGAAATTTGTAGATGAGCATGGATACGTTGATATTGGTGCTGGAACAGAAATGTACCTTGGTTGTACCGCTACATCTATGAAGAACACGATTGCTCTTCTTGAACAACAAGGTTATAAAAGGCAATACTATAAAGTTCCTCAGATGGGTACTAATCATAGGACCACCATGTTAGTTTTAGCTGCTCCTGGTATGCCGTATAAGACTGGCGATGAGAAATTTGATATTCCTTCGTTAGCTACTGCTGGACGACAGTTTGATGAAAACGGAAACGTCGGTGCTTTAGGATTATTAAAACCAGTATCTGTTGACTCAAAACGGATATTAATAAAGTACACAGAAGACGATGGAACAGGCGGAGCCGAAAAAGATGGTCTTATAGAGCTTAGAGGAACTCCTGAGCTTTCTCTAGGTAGAGCTAGATATGCTCAAGTACGAATCGGTGTAGACGACACTCACTACCTTAAGGGAATGGCCATAACTAACAACGATATGCCTGATGGGATAGACATTATATTTAACACGAACAAAAAGAAAGATGTTCCTGTAATGTCAGACGATCCAAAAGCTGATAGCGTTTTAAAACCAATGAAACGAAATGAAACAACAGGCGAAATCGATTGGGATAATCCTTTTGGGGCAACCATAAAGAAAAGGAATGGTGACAACGATGACGATCTTGATGATGATTCTGTAAAAGCGCAACGTCATTATATTGATCCTAAGACTGGAGAGAAGAAACTATCCCCTGTAAATATAGTTTCAGAAGAAGGCGATTGGAGTAAATGGGGAAAGAAGTTATCGCCTCAGTTCTTAGGAAAGCAGAAGCCAGCATTGGCGAAAAGACAGCTTGATTTATATCATGCAGATAGACTTGCTGAGTTTGAAGAAATTAAAAGCCTTACAAATCCAACAATAAAGAAGAAGCTTGCTTACGATTTTGCTGAAACATGCGATGGAGATGCTGTGCATCTTAAAGCTGCTGAATTTCCAGGCCAGGCGTATCATGTGCTTTTACCTTTTAAGAGCATTAAGGACGATGAATGTTATGCTCCAAAATACCAAGACGGTCAAAGAGTTGCTCTTGTTAGATTTCCTCATGCCGGTACATTTGAGATACCAGTTTTAACAGTACACAATAAAGGTTCTGAAGCTGACGCTTATATTCACAATGCTAGAGACGCTATTGGTATAAACGCCAAAGTCGCGAAACAGCTTTCTGGTGCTGATTTTGATGGAGATACAGCCCTTGTTATTCCTCTAAGTGATAAAGTTAGATTAGACGCAAAATCACCGCTTAGGGAACTTAAAGATTTCGATCCTCAAACTGAATATAAAGGTTATGAAGGAATGAAAGTTATATCTAAAGCACATCAGCAAATAGAGATGGGAGTTGTATCCAATCTAATAACTGACATGACGTTACAAGGAGCTCCTGAAGATGAAATAGCTAGAGCTGTTAAACATTCCATGGTTGTAATAGACGCTAAAAAGCATAAGCTTGATTACAAGCGTTCATATGAAGAAAATCGGATAAGAGCCTTACAGGAAACTTATCAGAAACACACTGATGGAACTAGCGGTTTTGGAGCGGCTACACTTATATCTAGATCGAAATCAGAGAAAAGAGTAAACGCACGAGAAGATAGGTACGGAATAGATCCAAAAACTGGAGAAAAATTATTTAAAGAAACAAAAGAAACGTACACATACATCAACGCTAAAGATTCTAATGGTGATAGAAAGAAACTAACTCTCATTCAGGATAAGAAAAACGGTGGATATTTTACAATCGACCCTATTACACGAGAAAAAGTGTACAGAACTGAAAAAGAGATAGCCAGAGCTAAAACTGAACTTAGAACTCAGAAAAGTACAAAGATGTATGAGGCAAAAGATGCATACACACTTACATCTGGAGGAAGTAAGGAACATCCTGGAACTAGAATGGAAGCGGTTTATGCAGAGCATGCCAATCGCATGAAAGCTTTGGGAAACGAGGCTAGACTTTTATATTTAGAAACGCCGAACTTAAAGTACAATAAAGAAGCTAAGCAGTTATATTCCGATCAAGTTAAGTCTCTCGATAAAAAATTAAGAATTGCTCTTAGCAACGCACCTTTAGAACGGCAAGCTCAGCTCTTGGCTAACAAAACAATTGCTAAGAAACTTGAAGAAAATCCGCATATGGATGCAGAACACAAGAAAAAATATAAAGGTCAAGCCCTTAATGCCGCTAGAGAAGCTGTAGGTGCAAAAAAGACACTTATATTTATAGAGGACGATGAATGGGAAGCTATTCAGCATGGGGCTATTTCTGATAACAAACTTAGACAGATACTTGCAAACACGGACATTGATATTCTGAAACAAAGAGCTATGCCTAGAACTAGCAATAAAGTTAGTTCAGCTGTTACTAACAAAATACGGATGATGTCTATTGCTGGATATTCTACAGCCGAAATTGCTGAAGCAACTGGTGTCTCCAAGTCTACGGTATCTAAATACGCCTCGTAAAAGCCATTTATATTTAAGCGACAGATAGCAGGAGAGTGATAAAACATTCTTCTGCTATTATTTATATTTTAATGTAAAAATATAAATGGAAAATATAAATGGAAAATATAAATGGAAAATATAAATGGAAAATATAAATGGAAAATATAAATGGAAAAATATAAACAGTATAATCTTTATATTTGACGCTATACGGCGAAATTGGTACACATTAATGTCAGTTGATACTTTTGAGCACAACTTAAGCAACCTTATGAAACAAATACTAATAAACGTACAGTCCTCTTATACACAATACTACCTAATAGCGATACCATACCATAGCAAAAACACATGTTAGGAGACTAATAATAATGGTGACAGAGTATGCTCTAACTACAATAGACAACCCATACAATCCATTCACAGAACCTGATGATTGGCAAAAGTTTGATGATGAACATGGGTACAATACTAATGAGTTCTTAGCTTTGTTTGCCTTTGAATCAGAAACACTTGGTGAAGAACTAAAAGCCTTTGATGTACAAGCTGCTATTCAGATGGCTCTTGATGAAGACGACATCGGCATACGAATCAAAGTAACAAAAGACACAAAGCTACGTCCAGTCCCTGTTGAAAAATTAATAAAAGATTTAAACAAATATGAAAATTAATGCAATAAATATTAAAAACAGAGAAATAAACAAAAATAATATAAATGAAGAGAAATATAAACATATGGGGGGGGGAGGTCTCGAAAATTACACCCCCTCCTAGAATCGCGCTGGTCCTAAAAAATTCTCCAGAGGTCATATTTCTGGAACTTTTCTGACTTGGTGAGCACATACATAGACAGTTGAAACCTCCTTGAGTGATTATTTCGTCCCTTAGTCCCTTTCGGTTGTTCTTCATTGGCACTCAAAACTGCATGTATGTGCCTTCTAAGTTGCAAAAGTCATATTCGAACAAGGAGAAAGGTATGGAAAACACTTATGAATCTGCCGATAACATAACGCCAACTCCAATACTTTCTGATGAGGCCCGTGAGAATAGGGTCATAGCTGCCGCTTATAATCTAGCAGAGAGACAAATTAATGAGGGAACAGCATCCGCTATGGTCATAACACATTTTTTAAAGCTAGGTTCAGAAAAGGAGAAGCTTGAACGAGAGAAACTTCAGCGTGAAAACGAGCTCTTGCGGGCTAAAGTTGATGCTTATGAGCAGGCTAAGCTTCAGGAGAGGGATTATTCAATTGTAATAGCAGCGTTAAAGTCTTACAACGGATTATCTGATACTGAAACGGATCTTTGATGCAATGAAAACATATTCTGAACTTATAACAATACCAAACTTTATTGACAGGTGTAAGTATCTTATGTGTTTTTGTGGTATTGGTACTGAAACATTTGGTCCAAATCGATATTTGAATCAGGCGTTGTATCAACATAGTGAAGATTGGAAGGAGGCTAGGTCGGCAGCTATATTGCGAGATTCTCTTGGAGGAGATTATTGTTTAGATTTAGCTACTAACGGTCATCCGATAATTGGACGAATAATAGTCCATCATATAAATCCAATAACTGTTGACGATGTGCTTAACAGAAACCCAATATTGTTTGACTTGGATAATCTTGTATGTGTATCTCATAACACACACGAAGCTATACATTACGGATCGCTTAAAACGTTATCAGGCTATCCAGCAAATAGACAGCCAAACGACACTTGTCCATGGAGGAATACATGAATGAGATTATTTTAGACACAGTTAAAGAAAATGTAGGCGGCGGTATGATCCATGAGCATTTCGACGACGAGTTACTTTTAGACACTAACGCCGTGATAATGGAACTTAGACAAATCGGGGTTGGTCCTAAAGACCCGTTCATATTAGTAAATGGAACGGAGACATGGTCTAGCTACTTGGATGACGACACCGTATTGCTCAGTGTTGTACCGAAACTAGTCAGCTTAAAAGTTAGGATGTTGTTTGATCCTCCTTCTGGTAGTTTAGCAGACGAGATCAATAAACAGATAGACAGACTGGAATGGCGAGTCAATTCTTACTATGAGACCGGCATTTGAGTCAGAAAGGAGGTGCATCTTGAACGGACCTTGGGACATCATTGTCGCTGTCGTAGTTTCTGTTTTTGCTTCATCTGGCTTTTGGGCATTTTTGATAGAACGTCAAAAGAGAAACTCTGCTGAACAGCGTTTGCTTCTTGGAATTGGTTATTACGAGATTTGCTTTTTCGCAGATAAGTATATAGATCGTGGTTGGATTACCAGACAAGAGTATTCCGACTTAAAGAAGTATTTGTACGAACCATATGTCGCGCGTGGCGGAAACGGAACAGCTAAACGTTTAATGCAAGAGATAGACAATTTACCGATAAAGGAGGAATAAATCAAAATGAACAAAATTGTTATGGATCTGATTGTTGCCCTTACATGTGGCGTAGTCACCTGGGCTATCCAGACTGTTATTAAACATGTAATTCCATTCATCGAGTCAAAGCTTAAAGAGAGTCAGTATTCCTGGGCAGCAGATATCATCAGCAATGCTGTAAGGGCGTACGAGCAGACGGTTTCTGGGCCTGGTATGGGTGAAGACAAGTTCCAGCTCGTTATGGAATTTGTAAACAGAGAACTAAGTAAACTCGGAATCAAACTCAGCGAAGAGCAGATTACGGTTCTCATTGAGTCAGCTGTCCATGCAATGAATTCTGAACAGATTGTGATTGAGGAGCCAACGGCAACCGATTATTACGAGGCTGGAAAGTATCTAGATGAAGGAATTAAAGCTGGTATTACAGATGACAATGACGTTGACGAAATCGTTGCTTCTGAAGATCTTTCCGATGAAGAGATCGACAAGTTTAGACCTAGACCGAGAGAGAAGCACGTCACCAATAACAGCAAAGGCGTCACCGTACGTAAGGAGTAACATATGAAAGTTTGCACAACAGAACAGGAGTATCTAGATCAGATCATAGAACCAGCCAGACGTTGCTGCAAACGTTACGGGTATCTACCGTCTGTTCTTATCGCACAGTCTTGTCTTGAGAACGGTTACGGCATTCAGTCTTACTGGGACAATCCACAGATTGAAGCACTTATGACGTACAACAACATGGTTGGCATCAAGAGCGAGCTTCTTAACAAGTCGTGGGTTGACTGCGGTCTTTCGGTATGGCCTGGTAGGTCGATTACTAAGCGTACGCCTGAAGAATACAATGGCCGCATGGTCACTATTACGGATTCTTTCCGAGTTTACGACAACATCGAGCAATCCTTTGCTGACTTCCTGTGTTTCATGACCTGGGCTAGCAATTATGGCAAGGGCGGTAAACCAAAGTATGGGCTGAAAGTTCTCACTTGCAAAGACCCATCGGTACTAATCTCAAAGGTTAGTAAGCTCGGCTATGCTACTGGTTCAACCTATCCGTCTTCGGTTCTTCGAATTATTAAGAAGCACAATCTTACTCAGTATGACAATCTTGATGGCGTGACACCTACGATCTACTATCCGGCAGCAGCTGGTGGAAAGAAGGAAGAAATCAAAATGGCAGTAACAAAACCAGTAATAATTGACAGAGTGACTGCGAACGTTCATGAGGTTCCAGCCCATAATGCCAATTCGCATAAGTATCTCGCAATTCACTATCTTGGCGTTAACGGCGAAAATCCAGACCTCTATGGCGGTGGCTATGGAGGTCATTTTTACGTCTCTAAGACAGGTGTTTGCTACCAGGCAGCTCTGGTTACGGACAAACTTTGGCATGTCGGAGCTTCTTCAGGATTCCATTATATTCATCCGGATGCCAGAAACACAAACACTATCGGTATCGAGTGTGCAACGTACAGCTCGAATGGTAGATGGTATTTCACAGAGGCTACCCAGAAAGCTTGTGCTCATCTAGCTGCGTGGATCATGCAGGAGTACAATATTCCGTTGTCGAACCTGTTGATGCACGGAGAAATTACAGACAAGCACTGTCCGTCGCCTTACATCGACAATCCGGGAGACGGTCCGAACTGGACTTGGAAGAAGTTTAAAGAAACAGTGGCCGCCTATCTTGGCAGTTCAGTTGAGAACAAGGAGGGAGTTTACGAAGTGGAGTTTAGACAGATTCACAAAGGTGATAACAACGAGGACGTCGGCACTCTTCAGATTTGCCTGAGGGGACGAGACTATAAAGGGGCTGATGGTAAGCCGATTAAGATCGATAAAGACTTTGGCGCTAATACAGAGTTCGCCCTTCTTAAGTTCCAGCGTGATCATGGTCTTAAACCAGACGGCTGGTGCGGACCACTTACTTGGCCGGTAGTACTCGGTAAGAAGGAGTAATCGATGCTATCAAACACCGCCGTCCCAAAATATTATGGAGCTTTTAGAGATGACGTAATACAGGGGAAAATCCCAGTTTGTAAAACCATTTCTTTGGAAATGAATCGTATCGATAAGCTCATAGCTAATCCTTCTATTTATTATGACGATAGAGCTGTTGAGGGTTGGATTAAGTTTTGTGAAAATGAGCTCACGTTAACTGACGGCGGTGATTTACATCTCCTTGATAGTTTTAAATTATGGGGCGAACAGGTTTTTGGTTGGTATTACTTTATTGAGAGACCAGTATACGAACCAAATCCTGATGGTCATGGCGGACAATACGTAAATCGTGTTGTAAAGAAACGCCTGACAAATAAACAATATCTCATTGTTGCACGAGGAGCGGCCAAGTCTGTATACGATGAATGCATTCAAGCAGATTATCTAATAGTTGACACCTCCACAACTCATCAGATTACGACCGCTCCAACAATGAAACAAGCGGAAGAAGTAATGAATCCGTTGCGTACAGCTTTGACTAGGGCTCGCGGTCCTGTTATCGACTTCTTAACTGAGGGCTCGATACACAACACGACAGGTTCAAAAGCAAACAGAGCTAAGCTTGTTTCCACAAAGAGAGGTATTGAAAACTTTATGACCGGATCTCTATTAGAGGTTCGGCCAATGTCCTTGAATAAGTTGCAAGGTCTTCGTCCAAAGATTTGTACAATCGACGAATGGCTTTCTGGAGACATTAGAGAGGACGTTGTTGGTGCTCTAGAACAGGGTGCATCTAAATTGGATGACTATCTAATAATAGCAACCAGTTCCGAAGGATGCATTCGTAACGCTGTTGGTGACACGATCAAAATGGAGCTAATGTCAATCCTAAAAGGAGAGTACATTAATCCACATGTGTCCATTTGGTATTACCAGCTTGATGACATTAAAGAAGTTGGTAA